GCCAAGCGTCAGAAGGACCGCACCAAGAACCACGAACCCGCCCGTAAGATTGTCAACGGGTAGCTGATCCCCTGATCAGAGGGTTTTCGGTTCCGGCCGTCCACTTCATCAGCAAACCTTTGAAGCTGCCGTCGCAGACGGGAGGCGTCTATGGATAATGTTTATCTCAAGATCCACAAGCACGAGGTTGACGGTGGGATACCGATCGACCCACGAAGGCTGGTAAGCCTGACCACGCATGGATTCCGGGGCGAAGCGTTCGGTGAACTGCGCGCACTCGGTGATTCGATTAATGTCGTTCGGAAGGTGAAGCCGCCGGAAACCGTAGGTGAGCTGCAAGCGGACCTGAAATTGACCGGTGAAATGCTGGAGAAGGTGGAGCTGATCGTGGATGATCTCAAGATCCACTTTACCGCTTTGAATGTATTGCTCGAAGCGGTCACAGCACCGGAGGGTAAAAGAGACTAATTTTTTTTTCTGACGGCAGCTTCCAAGGTTTGCTGATGTACATAGCCCTTCGGGGCGCCTCCGACGGTGGCCGGCCTTTGGGCCGGCCGCCAAAGGCCGGAGTCCGGAAGGATGAGTCTGGGCGCAGGATGCAGGAGTCTGGCATCCTGTAAAAGGATAAGCATGGGCAACAGCTTAGTGGTATAAGCTGTTTCGGCGGCCTTACGGAGAAGTATGCGCTCATTTTCGCGGTTTCCGGTCCGAAGGTGATCCAGGGATCGGAGGAAGGACGCCGGACGCCGGACTCCTGTAATTTTTAGGCCCGGGTAAGGCAACCTGCGTCCGGCGCGCGGCACGCTGCGTCCCGGGTGTAGATCGGAAGGGCGAGGGTAAGATCGCTCGATAATGGGATCATAAGATCGATTTTACGAGGGTAACATATAAGGACGCCGGATGCATGACGCTTATAATAATAAGGGCGCTTGTTAATATTATAAGGACATAGTATAGGGATATATTATAAGAATATAGTATAAGGCCGCATGACGCTTGTTAATATTATAAGATCGCGTGACGCATGGCGTCATACGTCCGATCTACAGATCGCGCAAGGCGTCAATCGATGCAAGGCGTCAATCGATGCAAGGCGTCAATTGACCCGAGCTTAATTTGGTGTAAGGCGTCAATCGATGCAAGGCGTCAAGGTCTTATTTCCGCCCTTGTTTCCGACCGGGATGATCTTGGAATGTGGCCCACAATTATGATGTCTATCATAGCTTGAAAAGCATAGGGTATTTTATCTTCTACTAATAATATTTTTATTTTACTCAAAAAGGTAAAGGTAGATAGATGCGTTAAAGTGTTCCCTATAAACGTAGTAATATCAGGCAGTTACAGAGTGATCTTGGTATATGGCCCAAATAAATGAGTTTTATGATCTTGGTATATGGACAACAAAAAAGGTGCCGGCCGCATTAGAGCGCCCACTAAAATCAAGCACCTTTTTTGCTGTTCAGTTCAGGGTAGCATGATCTTGGAATCTGGCCCACTAAAGTGAGTCCACGATTTCCGTTAAACCTGCGGTTAGTCCCTCAGAGGCGATCTCGGGATCATAATCTACCAAAATCCCCAGAGACCGGTCGTACTCCTCTTCCTTCTCCAGAAGCGCAGTCAATCTCTCACTCGGATTCTCACCCAAGAGGCGCATTAGGTCGGGCGCCGCGTACAGGAAACGCGCCCGTCCAATGCCGGCCTCCAGCTCCCGAAGCCGCACACCCTTCAAGCCGCCGTCAGGTATCGGCAGCTGCCGCTCGCCGAGATCCACCCACCACCGTCGCCCCATCTGGTAGGCTACTCCGGTCTCCCGAACCCCATTGATCACAACATCGATACCTGCTCCTTCAGTCAGTTTTTCCTTCATACTCCCTCCTCATCTCGCGCATGACGCATGACGCAGTTAACTTAAAACGGAATCATTCGCGCACCATCTCATTAAACCAGTCTTCGTGACCAGCATAGTCAGTATAGATATCCCTCAGCTCATCCAGGTCCCACGTCCAGTTCCAGAGTTCACTAAACCCTGCTTGAACAGTCTCACTAAACCCAGGACTAATACGTCCGCGGTGCGCAGCGAACCGTAGGCCGCGATCTCCTCCGCCACATACCTGCTCGATACCTGCCAAGAGGATCTCATGATCACCGCCCAAAATCATATCATAGACAGCAATCTGCGTCGCCCAATCAACTGCGATATCCTCAAAATAAGTACTCATGTCATAACCGAAGCCATCCAGAACCGCGGGCATGCATGCCTTATGAGTAATATACCCAACCTCGGGCTTCTCCGAGTCCCAAAGCCTCAGATAATTCTTCTTCGGAGAGATGCGTCGCTTCGCATAGACACCGTTGACTTTCCAATCGTCAATCACCCGCACGCGCCCCGAGCTAAAGTGAAGGTCAGGCTTGCCCATCACCGGAACCTCTCCGACAAAGCCATGAACAGTCGTCTCCATGTAGATGTCGGAATCAGCCCGCTCAACCTCGAACATGAGATTAGCAAGCGCGCCGGACGCTTGATACTGCGCAAAGACGTCGGCACTCTTTTCCTCAACCAGGTCCCTGTTCTCTTCATCCACAGCCGCCTCAAACAGAGAGATAAAGTCGTAGCCCGGAGCATGATAACCTTCCGGTGATCCGTAGATCCTCTCGACCAGATAGCTTTTGACCCGGCAGTCGAACGCACCGCCCAAGGCCATCGGCTCCGTCTGCTTGAGCTTCGGCACCAAGGCACCTCCGTCGTCCTTCTTCAGGAGATACTTCAGCGCCCACTCTCGCTTATCCTTGCAGAAAAGCATCCAAGAGCTTGGCGACAAGAACTTCGGATGATAAAGAGGCATCCCAAGATCCATATTCAGTTCACCCGGAACCAGCTCCAACAGACTCTTCTTATTGCCTATTCTTATCATGCCATTCCTCCATAAGTTTGAAGTACATGCACAGACCCCACGTCAGCCGCTCTGTTATGACCTCCTTTCCAATCAACTCCCCCTGCCTGACCCCACTCTCCGCGAGCCGCGAAAGAATTATCGGCCGATCAATTCCAAGTAGTATCCCATCGATCCCGCCATCAATTCCCATGCTCAGCATACCCATCTTTACCTTTGCCTTAATCATGAGAATCTCGTCAATGCCTTTCGGTTCAAAGCATGTCAAACCTGTTAGCTCTCCCTTTGGAATCAAAACCCTCCAGATTTGATCCTCTCTTTTCATGACAATGCCGCCGGGACCAGCGAATAGCTTTTTGATACTTGGGAGCTTGAACTCTTGACCTTCCAAAGTATCAGTTAATTCCTGGTTAACCGTGACTTCATTGTATCCTTTCCCCCGAATATGAACCATGAACTCCTCGATTGCACTCATCGCTTCCTCCAGTAGCGAGCTTCAATAGGCACTCCATCACGACTAAGCCGCCGATATTTAAAGCTGATCACCTGATCCATTTCAAAATGTACCACGTCATCAACTCTAATAACTGATCCAGGGTCAGGATTCAGCCCAGGGTATAAGGCGCGCTCGCGATCTGTAAAACCAGACAGTTCCAGTTTCTTTCCCTTATAGTCCAGGACCAGCGCGCCCATCAGACCAGCCAGCTTCCCCTTGCCAGCGACCGCACCTACCACCCGACCTTCGGCGTCTGATGCCGGCTTCATTTTTAATGTTAAGTCCGTCCGGGCTGGAACCAACAGGCCATACTGATTCTGAATCATTAACCCTTCAGCTTCAATATCCATCAAAGCATTAAACCGCCGATCCAAAACCTTCAATGCCTCGATGTTACTATCAGGAAGCTTCTCATAGTCAGGCACCTTAATCCTGCCTCCAAACTTCAATCTCCCCAACCGAGAATTAAAGGTCGCTCCCTTCCGAAATACCTCCTTTACCCCCATTGCTTGTAGCCAAGGCCAGATACCGGAGAACTTTATCTTTAGGTGGGGAGTGTCAATTACTCCATCCTCAAAGAATAGCTCATAGGAAACTGGATTGTAAACCCAGAGGTTTATCCCTGACCAAGAGCCTACGGTCACTCGTGATCTCACAATCGAGGATACAGCCTGATAGCCACCATCCCTTCGATCCTCAGCCCACAGCTCACCTATCACCGGCATCCTTGGCATCTGATCGAGCCATGCTCGCGGCGCATGAAGCACGTTAGCATTACTGGACCAGAGTCCAGTACAAAGATCAATCCTGCCTCCTTTCCTATCCTTATTCGCCCACGGTACCTGCGTATGAGGCATGCCGCGGGTGATCCCGCCATCCCAGAATGCAGAGACACCATCCATCTTCTCAGACAGCCAATGCCCTGCGATCTGATGCTTCTTCAGATCGAGCACCTTAGCTTTCGGGAGAAAGTAGCGTTTCATATGTCCAGCTCCTTTCTCATAGCTGTCAGACGCCTGATACCGGCTAAGGCCGCCGTCTTCAGATCATCGGCAACCGTAACCAAAGCCCGAAGTTCCTCAGCACTCTGATCAAACCAGTCCATTAGATGCTCAGCGTCAGGCGGCGAAATCCCATTGTAATGGCTCTTGGAGGCCGTCTTAATATCCGCGTTAATCTGGATTTGTAACGTCTCCAGAATCAGATTATCTTCAACATCGATAATCTCATTTTGAATTTTGATTTTCATTTCAACCTCGATCCTGGCATCCGGACGCAGGCATCAGCCCCATATGCCATAATTTGCTTGGTTACAGTATTCAAAGTATATGCGTAGCCATTGATGCGGACATCACATACGCCCCGAGAAAAGTCGACACCGATACTCTCGATGTCCTCAGTAAACAGGTAAGATAAAACCAGTGCGCAACCTTGCTCATTTAGAGCCAGCTTGAGCTTATCCTCTCGATCTATGAGTTCGACCTCCTTTTCTGTTACTTGGATCAGTTTAGAGTGAAAAGCAGCCTGCGCAATTTTAGCATTACGCAATGTGACGCGCGCATGATACGTGTAATAAGAGAATACACTGCCGGTAACTATCAACCCTACCCAGGCGATTGTCCATACTATGATTTTAAGTGTTTTCATTCTTCCTCCTTAAGAACTACTCTCCCTTTCTGCCAAGATAACGATACGATTCATGGCATCCGTCCACCCTCTTCGATACTCGTTACCATTCAAGAGCTTAATGATCCGATCTCGCAATCCGCTATCGCCGAACACAACAATCTGACCGCCATGATCGGGAGCATCAATCTCATACGACCAGTAATCTCCATCTCGATAATCTAAACCTTTCTTATACATCCTCCCTCCTCACTAACTCCTGCAGCAGACGAATGACGCGCTGATGCTCACGCAGATTGTCTATACTGACCTCCAGCATCCTGATCTTGTCATCAAGAAAAAGATAAGTGCGACCCAGCAGTTCATCTACATCATCTTTCGCCTCGAAATCTGACGCCAGGAGACCGGACGTCATCGCCGCGATCTCTTTAAGATCGTGGTTTATTTCTCTCGCCAAACAAGTACAAATGATATGAGCCTCCAGATCCGTTTCCCAATGCTGATCGTCAAAACTAATAAAGATTTTCATTCTTCCCACCCCGGCAGAGATCGTGGCAACAAATGAATTGCAGCCCGACTCCAGCCTGTTAAGTCATACGTTTCCAGATCTAATGTATATCGATGTTTTTTATTGATTTCAATATTGCACTGGTCAAGGGCGACATCGATCTTGATATCATCGATAACACCGGTATAGAGAACTGTCATGATATAGCGGCAGCAACCCATCTGTATAGCGCCGCGCTCAACCTGTAGCTTGGTAAACTCCTGTTTCCACAGGTCTTCCATAAAAGCGACATTCTCCTTCTGTGTTTCCAGAATACTCAGGCTCGTACGATAAACTGCCCCCTGATACATCATGTAGCTTGCAGAGCACAAAGCAGCAAGGAAACACAGAAAAAGTATAATGAAGACTTTCATCGTGCCTCCAGGAAAAGATGAAGAATTAGTGCGATCCGCCGATCACAATTAGCAGTTGCCCACCAATCATGTTCTTCAGAGGCGGACGCCACGCGCTTGATGCGTCTGTATGTTACGTGATCGGTCACGATGCCGGCATTCTTAGTTAATCCCCACAGGCTCCCCTGAAGATCACCGAGAACGATGAAGTAGCCGCCATCATAAAGTTTCAGCAGCGCGCCTACCGTAGGGTAACATGTCACAACGCATGTCTCATGAAACAGCGCTTTGATATGAGACGCTTTGATCTCTGATACATTTTTTAAGGCGCTCTCCAATCTTTCGACAGAGTCTGTACCCCGTCTTGCGCGAACCGTTTGCCGGAAACTATACTCCTTAAACCGGTCTACTTGCTTGGAAAAGAAGTCCATCTCCCCTCCCTTATCTTAATGAGCATATTCGGCTCATCCTGTTTGGTGTATTCTTGGATTAGATACAGAGCATCTTCCAACTTAGTGAGCAGTCGAATGCTCCAGTTGAACCATGCGCCAGCCCATACGATCCAGTTTGCTTCGGAGAAAGAGTCCAGCTCCTCCAAGCATTCGGCCGTGATCACAGCATCGAGGCCATCGTCACGCCTTCCGCAAACACGAAACTTAGCCGTGCCAGTTGGATCAGGATAATTGTAATACTGGATTCTTGATCCAAAGATCGTATAGAAGTAGTCGCCACGATTAAGAATTGATTCTGGTGCGGTGTGATTGGGAGACATAACCGTAACAAAGATGTCACGAATCTCCTTCCAGTCCGTGTAATAGTAAGAGACATTAGTTGTAATGCCTCCGAAACCTTGTGTGCCTGTCTGTTCGATCATCTTACCCTCCCATGATCCTCTATCAGCGCCTCAAACTCCTCACGTGAGACGCCTGGATTAAGATCAACAACTACAACCAATGACTTCATTACTTGTGAATACTCCTTTCCGCATTCTTGACATTGCCACCAATGTTCCCGGACGCCGTCTTCCGTTAACCTTTTTAATGGTTTACCACAACACTTACTCTTCATCGAGCTTCTCCACCGCGCAACCGAGATCCTTTGTCCCGAGCGCATTAAAATGTTTAGCGCATAGGTATCTCCAGTTTACGTTATTAGAAACCGGACCCAGATAAACTGCATCTAAGTCACAAAGCTCACACTTAGGAGTTTCGTACAGTTTCAAGGTAATCAACACCGCCGCCTCCAAATGACATTGCGTCAACACCGCCACCACAATAGACATCATAGATAGCGGCCAGCTTGACGGCCTCAATGGCACTCTTACCAAGATGCATCGCCATCAAAGCAAGATGATCACCAGATCCTACTGCCCAAAATTTATTTTCAATTCGAATAGGGACTGGTGAGTATTCATACAGACGAATGATTCTTGGATGTTTAATGGTTATAAGAACGGTATCCTTATCCCGTGCCTCCTTTGGAAACTCTTTCGGGTTAGCACCACTCTTAAACCATTCGATCAATGCACGGCCGGTCGCAGCCATTCCTGCACAGCCATACATATGCCCACGCTTGTAACCGATCTTTGTAGTTTGACCAATAGTCGATCCAAAGATCGTTTGTTTGTCAGCAGCCAGATGCCGTCCGTCCCACGCTATAACCGTCATACTTCCTCCATTGCTCTTAGAAAATCTTTCCAGGATTCTTTAAGCGAACGACGAGCATACTGAGCGCCGAAATCAATTATCATTTTGATTGTTCTGATATCGGCATCAGATGGTTCTCGTTGAAACCATAAAGGCTGACCGTTAACAAGAATGCTTTTCTCCTTCTTAACAATCCGAATTCCTTTATAATATTCTACCATAGCCCTTTAACCTTTTCCGTAGTTGAGTAATACTGGTCGCCGGATACATGAGAACGCGAACAGTTCGAGATGCTGCACTGCGAGCAGCCTGTCTATAGCGCTGCCCGCAGATTCTGCATCGCCATATATGCACCCGGACACCTTCCCCTGTTAACCGAGTTAACGGATGCCCGCAGCACGATGCTTTCATTCGGTCCCCATCTCCTCGATTAGTTCGTTAAAGGGAATCTGTCGAATAAAGATGTCAACCTTCCACGAGATGCATTGAAGATGATGAGTCATACAATGGCGCACTCTTGCCAAGACTCTGACATCATTATCAAAGGTAACAAGCCAAATATTGCTGGCTACCTTTTCCACCCACAGCCCCAGCGGCAGACCGCCGGGATCTTGAACCGTAAGAGGCGCCGGTCCTTGAACCTCTGTAAAACGCGGTTGATCGAACGGAGCACCCCAGCCTGTAACAGGTAACCCTTCCAATGCCATGATCGCTTCCCGATACATGTTATTTTCAAAGTCGTTTAGCATCAACTCTCCTCCTTATTACCTTCTCAATTTCTTTAAGAGGGAATGAGTAGGCTGTATTCCACCATTGAGGCCAAAGTATCGCCTGTCCGCCTGCTACACCCCATCTGCTACAGTTTACGTCTGAGTCATCAATAAGCAGATTACCCTCAGCCAGGAGGTATTTCTCTGGGGCTGGAACAATAAGCAGCCGTCGGTAAAGATTAGGAAGATAGCGTCGAATCCAGATCATCTTACCGGAGGCAGACGCCGGACTCAGCGAGGGGGATGTAAGGATGTAGGGATCAGGCAGTCTGTTAATCATTTTGATGCCATCCCTCATTAACGGCAGAGTTTCCCAGAAGAATGTATAGTCTGCCGGTTTCCAGAATCGAGATCCGGGCATATTGAGAACACGATCCAGGCGATACTCGCCCTGTGGCCATTTTAATCGAGCGCCGCTCTTATGCCTGATAAACCAGACATCCTTACCTTTCGCCTCGATCCAGCAATCATGTGCTGTGAGCATCCCATCGACAAAATCAGACAAGACGCCGTCCATGTCAACAAAGATTTTCATTCTGTTCTCCCGGTTGCCTCAAGATACATAGCATTAAGATCAACTCGATAGACTTGAACAGTTAGCAATTGCCCAAGACCGTTATCATACAGTAGTCTATTTGTATGAGCGACTACCCACATGTGGCCGTCTGCAACACATAGCCAACAATCCTCCCCAAGACAGGTCGCATGAAAAGAAAATTGAACAATGTCGTCGTCATCATAAAGTCTGAATCCGTACCAGGAAGCCTTAAGAGTCAGACTCGATAGAAGCATATCTTGACAATTAAAATTTTGAATATTAAGGCCGACAGCCGCAGCAAAATATTCAAGGATCCTTTGATCGGTTTCCATTTCCATCTTAGAATCCTTTCATCGCAAGTTCGCGGTCATTAGGACGCGTGGCGCTCGGAACAAACCGCCGCAGTTGACGGGCTTCCTGCTCTACCCATCGGCGATCGATACCAGCGATCCATAACGCAACTTTAAGTCGTCTTTGAGCGGTAAAACTGATTTCGGCAGCCGGATTAACAGCGAGATCTTTCTCATTCAGAATGATTTCATGATCAGCTGCTCTTTGATCCTCGACAATCTCCTTTCGAGCTTCCTTTCTTACTTCAGGAGGAAACGAGTCATCGGACGCAGCGACCGGACGCGTGAGAAAGAAGACTTGCTTAACTGGATACATTTTAAACCTGCGTGTGATAATCTCTTCCATGATTACTTCTCCTTATGAATTAGTATGTCACCCAACGTCGGGCGGCCTTTAGATCTTACATACGAATTAAACGCATCGACGATCTTTGCCGTTTCCTTACGTGATAACTGCGTCTTTTGACAAGTGGAACACAGCTTAGACCCTCGCCCGATCTCCGTATCACAAATTAGACAGAATCCGTCAAGAATGCTCATTAGAAAAGACCTCCTGGAACCTGAACCCTGATGCCGCAGCCAGCGCAATTGAAAATAGAGCCGTCAGCATCAGGCTCCATGCGTCTGATCTCATTGCATTTTGGGCATTCGATTTCACGGACTCCGTCCATCATAACCGTTTCCCAATACTCTGGAGTCCCTGCTTCCTCACCAAGGACAATCTTCTCCTTTGGCTCAGCAATGCCCCCTACGAGTTGGGTACCGACTGCAGGACAGTCTTCCTTTTGATTCCAGGCAGCATGCGTCCGCGCGCAGTCTTCGCACATGTAGCCCCAGGTCGTGCTGCCCTTGATCTGCGCATCATACTTCGCTTTGTTTCGTGGTCCAGGAAACTGTGAACAAATGTCGCAGAGTGGCAGCTTCTTTAATCGAACTTTCTGCATCTCTCTTTCTCCTTTCGTTGATCCCAGATCATGATTCAGAATTTTGATCCTGATCTCAACCTGAGACGTTTTGGGTTTCCTTATTATAAGCATTAAAAACGGCAATGTCAAGGAAAAAGTTGACGATTCTCAAAAATGATCCTGATCTCAACCTCGCAACCATGATACTGGAATCTCAATGGCTGTCGCCACCTTCTTCAACTCGACGCTGATATCGACGCCAAGAATATAAACTTTAATTCCTTGTGCCTGAAGTTTTTCAACAACAGGGGTGAAGTCACTATCAGCTGAAACCAGAATGACGGTGTCAAGTTTATGTGCATTGGAGAGAATATCTATGACGATCTCAATATCACAGTTTGCTTTCTCCCCCTCAGGCGTCTGTTTAACATCCTTGTAAAACGTCTTAAATCCAAGGCTATGGAGAATTCGCCGAAAGCCTGCTGCTTCTCCATTTTTAGCTGCGCCATGTGCATGCATCATGGAAACCTGAAACGACTGTCGTATCCAGCGTGCCAGCTTGCCATACTCCAAACGCTTTGGCGCTGCGCGATGATAGATGTTGCTCACGTCTATGAATACGCCGGTTCTCATTCCATCTCTCCTAATCGCTCGCTTAGATATTTTATATCATCCTCCCGAGCACATAGTTCGCCATCGACTATGTTCCAGCCTTGGTTGAAGCCGGCGATATGATGGCGGTAGGTTGTTTGCACGATGTAGAACTCACGCATAAGCATCGGCAGCTCAGTAGGTAAAAAACGATCCGGGTTCCTGAGTCTGGGATCATGCAGCATGAATGTATTTCCATCATACACACATGCGTGGGTACTTGTAATAATGATCGAAAGTCGATCAAGTAGGTACATTAGAACTCGCATGTTCTCAGACGGCGTCGAATACACATGACGTGCGAGGCTATTTTTAGGATGCCGGAGGCCAGGAGCAATCTCAATACGCGTAAGAGCATACCCGCGGGAGAGACCGAGTTCAACAACAGTCTGCATATGAACGCCGATGATCTCACCATCATCCCATTCAATTCTCGAGCCGTCATGCCCGCAGTACTCAACGACATCTTCCAGAGACATCCGGAATACCATTGCTGCGCACGCCAGTAGACACGTTCGTCCGTCTTGTTTTACGTGATCCATGATCCCTCCTACCAACTGAAATGTATTTCAAGTTCTTTCAATGCACAAATGAATAAGAATGCGCGAGCACTTTCAACAGCCCAACATTCACCTGTCGCCTTTGACCAATCAGCGATCTGATGCAAGAAGAGAACACGTTGAGCGGGCCAATTTTCTCCCCATGGGCTGACGCCTGTCGCCTGCTCCAGCGCATGGGCGCAAGCAGAACAATCAAGCCAACCTTCCCCAAGACCGCCGTCGACACCGCCACATTTCCTTCGAACATTGGTCGATATATTTTCGAACGCCGGTAGATGAAGATGCTTATGTTGTGCGAATGCGTCCCAGCCCATTATTTTTTCTCCTTATAGACTGCAGCAATCTCCTCAAGAAATTCTTTAAGAAGGATGTCACCGATCTCAACGATCTGATAGAATGGAAAGTTACGTTGAAAATGATACAAGTTCTCAGGCCAATAGATAGTAATTGAGAGTTCCTCCCTTCTAAATCTGAGCCGGATCTCTACATCAGGTGATGTCCGCTCCGCAAGAGCCTTTATGAAATCGTAGATTGTTTTCATTCGGCCTCCGGCATCTTTAAGAGATTATGCCACCGCTCGCCAGGGTCAGGCAGATTATTAACTTTGCAGAAAAGCTTGACCATCTTTACTGCTGGGCCGGCCTCATGCTTGCTACCGAGCTTCAGAGTGCCGCCGTAAGATGTGAGATAACCAGCAAACCCATAGACGGCTTCAGACGGAGACAGGAAACCATCTGCTTCTACCATACCAGTCTGCATGTTAATCCGAATCCAATTTGGATCTTCAGATCCTTTCGGAAGAATGTTAATCTCAAAGGTATCATCTCGCATGCAGATCGCGATCTGGTTTCCTTCGGCAGTCTCCATTAGGAAGCCTTGATAAACTTCCTTGACTACGAAGCTCCGATTCTCTCGGTCCAGTTCGATTTTCATCTTTCCTCCTGTATAGAGCGAGCCGGCCTTGGTGCGTGTGCGCAGTCGCGCCTGTTTTTGGCCGACTCACTCCCGATCTCAAAAGTAGTTGTCTATGTGCAGACGCCGGCCCCCGCGGCGCGCACAATCATACGTTCTCATGCCAGAAACTCCTTTATCGGAATTCGGCGGACGGCTGCTTTAACCTTGGATATCTGCTTCCAATGCGCCTCTATCCGACAGCCATGATGACCTTTGAAATAGTAAGTCGTTTCTCCAGTCTTTCGTTTAAGAATGATAGTCAGATCACCCTCATGAAAATAGAGAGAGTCAAGATGGTAAAGGAAATCTTGCTTCGTCCTAACTTCTTGTTTCATAGCATCGGTTCGATACAAACGGTCGACGGTTGCCTGCATCTCTCTTAGTACTTTCCTATTCATAGATCCCCGTCCTGATCCTGGCAAGTTCCTCCGCATACCCGTAGATATGCAGACCCTTGCTGGCTGCGACCATATCACCGGGCCTGACACCCAGCTCGTTGGCCATGTACTCTTGCAGAATAGCAATAGCCGCCAAGTTTGCCGGAAACCCGCCCCAGAGATCCCATGATCGGAAGTAAGGAAAGAACTGAAGTTCGCCGTCTTGAATCCGAGTATCAATATGCCGGAGACAGGGCGGGTCTTTCAGAAGCATGTCCTCCGGCCGAGCAACCTGGAGAATCATCTGATTGTTTCGATGGCCGTATTTCCAGTATGTTGCAATGGCCAAAGCTACCTGATCCAGGAAATAGGTCGTAGTTTCCTCTGCCAAACTGGAATCCAACAACTCAGTCTCGATCATGTGATCGATTTTTAGCTCCAACCCCATGCGCTTGGCAGCCATATGCGAAACCAAGTTAACATCAATCGGATGCTGGCGAATTCGTGATCCATAGGTATACTGCTCGCCAGGAGCTATGCCGCCGGCCATAATATACGGAAGATAGCTAATGACATATTCCATTGTTACGGGCGCAGGAATAGTGCAACCTTCCGGCATCTCAGGTATCCGCGGATTAACGGTAGGCTGTGTAACATGGATCGTAATATAATCAAACTCGATCCGATCTTGGCCAGCATATGATCCGCGATCAATCATGAAGCGCCGGCCGACAGTTAGTAGTTGATAAAGAGCTTGGAACCAAGCGTCCGCCAATGTTACCGCTTTAATTTCGACAGGCTGCATTTTTGAGTCCTTATTATGAATTGTTGAGGTTGTAATGGTTGATTAAAAGTTAAAACCTTCTGCCACAAGATGCCTGATAACAGGATCATGATTCTTTCTTTCCATGTTAGCTGCCAACAGATAGTAAGCTCACCTTCTGGCGTACGAAAACACGGTAAATTAAGATATTCATCCTGATTCTCAGCATAGACAACATTTGATTCTACAAAGGGAAGCGGTATCATAGTAAAAAGCTCCACCAGTTTGCTTGACCCTGGATAATAAGATTGTAGTTACGATCATCAGCAGCGACGGCTACAATAACCGGGCAGCCATGCTTACAAAGTTTGGGAAAGACGCGCCGCTGTGCGGGTGTAAACGGATCACCAGTCCTCTTTGGGTCTTTAACCTCCACCATCCGGACGCCGAAGATATGATGAGTGATAAAAAGATCAGGCATCCCGTCTTGGAATTTATTACCGTGAAGTTTGATCGTGAACCATTCACGGGCGTGTAGCATACGCCTGATGGCGTTCTCGATCTTCTTCTCCGGACCTTGAGACTTTTTCTTGGTGAAATCTTTACGGCGCATCTTGATCCTCGATCACAAGTGCCAGGAGCATGCAACGCATCGCGTTCCGGAGATGGACGGCAGCGTCATCTGAGGTCACCGCTTGGTTTGCCATATGGGAGAACTCGATGCCGCGCATAACATAATACTGGATATTGCCGACATCCGCGATAATTTTCATGGGTCCCGGTTCTCGGGGATCGAACATAGTTTTAGTCAGCTGCTTGCGGAGTGCTTTCAGGCTGATCGGCCGTTTTTTGGGCGTTGTCATAGTCAATCTCTCCTTTCTTGATCGTGTATTCCAGATCACGTTTACGAAGAAGTTCTTCCAATTCAGTCAGACTGATTTGTATGTATGGTCCACGGCCTCTGAACTCCATATCATTATATTCATCCAGCTTAACGATGATACTATATTGGTATGGGGTTTTAGTGTTTAATGGTTCAGACGATGGAGCCGTGACATCTACCCATGCATACTTGCCGATAGCTTCGGCATCTTGCTGCTGCCCCCCATAGAGTTGACTGAAAAAGAAGTATAAGGCGCCAACCAACATAAGGAGGCCGATAACCAGTATTCCTTTGTTTGTCATTTTTTATATCTCCTCATCTTTAGCCTGCTGAAAAGAAAGGGGCGCGATTTTCGCACGGCTTCTTTAAGAATAACGAGTCGAGCTTTAAGTTCGACACTCTCTTGATGCTCATCCATGAGACCCCAATTCGCATACTGACGCCAAGTGGCCTCAGGTAAAAGCTTTTTGATAGCCATTACCTTTGTGTATTCATTCGCATATAAATCACGAAGCCAGATATAGCCTTCGGTAACAGTTTCTTGAGGGATGATCGTTAGATCATCGGGACATGAAAGATATGTCTCGCGGATGCCGGCTTCCATAATTATTGGTAGCATCGTGTGAAAGAATGCCGGAACACGTGTAACCATGTCTGCCATCTCAGGCATCATGCCAGATGAAACCAGATCATCTTTCTCAAGACGTCGAATGAGTTCTTGTTTAGTCAGCCTGCTATAGTTAGGGATAACATGCTGCTTGCATAGCCCTCGTAATTCAGTTAATGATTTCTCGTGATATGGCACAGCCGGATGGCTGCTCATCCAGTTGAGCAGCCCATCGAGGTCTTGAGCCTCAATAAACTGTAATGCGCGAGCCTGCAGCTCAATGCCTGATATCGCAAAGAGACTTTCAAATTTCTCTTTACGAATGAGACGCTCAATGGCCCGCAACCTGAGGACATTTTCATGCAGCTTGACTCTTGTCTCTGTTAGTTCCATATTATTTCTCCGCCCATGAATCGAGATGGTCTTCCCAATCAATTTTAAGTAGCGGGACCAACTCCCGATACTCAACAACAAAATCTTCTACAACAGTACGAACATGCGGAATCACCCAGGGTTGAGCCGGACACATGACTTCATCGTGTACGTTCATTGGCTGGACGATCCAAACATCAATACCTGATGGTTGCAAGTCCCAGATTTTTCGTTGAAGCATTTTAGTTAGTTCGGCTCCTGTTGCCTGTATCTCGTGGTTAGCTGCAGCTCGCATGTTCTGTGCTTGAATTTGAAATGCAGCAGCATACAGCGCGCTGCGTACGGCTCCATGCGCCGTCTGTTCTCTATCCCTCCTTGTTACTTTAAAATTTAAAGCAGTCCATTCTCGCGGCGGCTTTTGCGCTAAATCAAATAGCGCTCTGCATACTCGATTCTCTAACGTGAAATAACGATGGAAACCAAGCAGAGACTCAGCATAATCATGAGGCTCGTGCCATTCGACAACTGATCCGATTCCACCCGGCTGTCGCATCGAGCAGAATTTGTTGAATATTTTCGCACGCGCTTTCGCCCATACAATATATTTTCGATTCCATCGGTCTTCTGCAGCCTGTGCTTGTTCCTCTGGTACCATGAGGCGCGTGGACAGGGTGTATGCCGTGCCCCCATACATGATCGCGAACCCGCCTTTCTTTCCTCTGTCATAGAGATCTTCAAATCCGGCCCTCCCTTTTGTCTCCAAAACTTCTTCATACGTTTTCTGAAAGACTTCAGCCCCAAAGAGAGCATGGAACTTTTTACCGCTTTGCAGTTCCTTTCGGAGCAATGGGTCCTTGTAGACGGCGTCTGCAATGGTAACCTCAAACCCTGAGAAGTCACCACCGCAGAGATCTAATCCCCCATCAGCCAGCGTAAAAGCCGATCGGACGGTTTTGGTTCGATTGATTCCTTGAGGATTAAGGCGATCAGCGCCGGCCATACGGGATGACTTGGTTCCAAGAACCACAAAAGAAGCGTGAAATCGTCCAGCGAAGAGGAGTTTTTCATAGATTTCTACCTCCTTTTTAGCTCGCCGACCTTTTAAGACAAGCTGCGCCCTTTCAGCTGCTTGATGAAAACCTGATCCTTCGATCAATCCTTCGCCTTTGCAGAGCGGGCATTCTTCATTGAATCCTGCGCACTCGCAGACTTCGCTGTTTTTCCAGGTTGCGATGTCTTCGAGAATGGTGGCTTTAGTCGATCCGTCCATTGCGGCCTTTTCGACATCTGACATCGGCTCCTGCACGTATTCAAGAACTTTTGCAGGCGCTGTAAACAAAACAGACCGCTTTGCAGCGTCAACTTTGTGCTCAGCTTGAGATAGGAGGCCAAGTAGTTTAGTGCGGTCTGTAGCAAAACCACGCCAACGGACGGCACCAACCATGCAAGCCAAAGTGCTATCATCATCATCCATATCAGGATCATCGAAAAAATGGTAAAGGTTTCGAGTATCGTGCACATCATCTTCAGCATATTTCCTCGCTAACGAGTTATACTCCCAGTGATTTGCATGTATTGCAATATGTTCGGGCCACTTACCATACCAGCGACCGGGTCGAGGGTTCCTTAATCGTTGTGTTTTCGTGCGGAACGGAGCCAGCGCGAAGGGTGCCCATCCCTGTTCGACGGGTCTGGTTGGCGGAGCGACGTCACCGAACAGGAGCCGGCGATCGTCGATTAAGCCAGCATCCCGAGCTAAGGCCTTTAAAGCTGTTGATGCTGCAAACTTAAGTACAACATTTTTAAAATCCGGGCGGATATCTCCTTCGATCTCAATATCTTCAACAGTCCAACGTTCTTCTTTAGCTCGCTTCTTCTTACTGAATAGTATGTCACGGAATTTGATTCGACGATCAAGCTCAGTTGCTAATCTATAAGCTAAGACCGTTGGTACCTTTCGAATGACAATATTCTTACGAGCCATCGTTTCCTGATATGGACCTTTACGTGCATGAAGCATGAGATCGAGAGCATGAGCAGGTTTAAGGCAGGGACCTAATCGCGCTTTTTCCTCGCGCACGGCATAGAGATCAATCTCATCTATTGGCAGCGCGTGCCTATCCATGAGACTGAGTGTGGTGTACGTCTGACAGAGATGGAATTGGTCGAAGGCCAAATTGAACCCGACCGTTCCCACCTCCATGAGCCATTCAATAAGCTCCAAAGTCTCATGAGCTTCTGAATGCCAGACATTATGCAGGGAGACCGCGTCGTCCCCCTGCGCATACTGAATCAAAACCGTTGGCCCATGCAGGCCGCAGGTTTCTGTATCATAGAATACAGGATTAAGCAATTTTATCCTTCTGCGGCGGAATATAAACACGCCCACGGTTTTCGGTTTCCTCTCTCAGGTCAAGCAGAAACTCGCCGCTATCAATCTCACCGGCAGCCCAGGCCAAAGCCCGAGTAGTGAGATCGTTACCGATACAGTTTTGGATATGCTCCATCATATTAAAAATGGTGTTGCGCGTCTGTGGCTTTTTGATCGATGGATCACCTTGACGCCGACCTTTGTTGGCCTTGAGCGTAAACTTCCTGAGTGAGGCCTCTTTCATCTGACGCGTGGCTTCGAACACATCCTCACCCCGACGTAGCATGGTATACAACTGCCGGATGTTATTCTGCGTAATGAAGCCTGCGCTTGCGTCCTGCTGAATCTCGTTGGGCATCTGAAGCAGCATACCTCGAATCTGTACCCATCCGCGACTCTTGCCGATTTTCTTTGCGACCTCAAACTCACCCAGGCCCAAGAGCAAAAGCTGACTGACGGCTTTTGCCTCTTGAAGGATGTTAAGATCCTTTCGTTTGATGTTCTCATTCAGATTGATAATGAGAGCTTGCTGCCGTGGAATTACTTCCGGTTTCAGATTGCAAGGGATCGTCGTCCAGCCAAGAATCTTCACAGCCGCCAGACGCCTGAATCCTGCGATCAGCATATATGGCCGTCCGAAACGCCCCTTGGTCACGTCGTCTGCGTGCGCGGCTACAACAGGCTGCAGCAGGCCACGCACTCGAATGTCCTCGGTTAAGTCATGGACGTCAATCGGTGAAATCTTTCCCCGGCAATTGAATTCCGGATCATCGATCAGCATATCAATCTCTACATCCACGACGTTCATTTCTTTACTCTGAGTTGGTGTAATGTCTTCCATTAGTCCTCCAGTAGAATGATGTCCGGATCATCTTCCCAATCCGCATCAAGAATTGACTGGAGCTGACCCATTGACATCCGCTCCAGAGATCGTTTTTGTTTTAGGTTATCGATTGTTCGCTGGTCACTTGGAAAAAGCGCACAATCAACTATCTCACATCCGCGTGTACTGATGCGATGAAGGCGATCCTCAGACTGGGTTCGCGCTTCACCGGAAAAAGAGTTACTGTAGTAGAACTCCAACATCGCCCCAGTCAGCGTGAGCGCCATGCCGCCTGATGCCGGATTCGCGACTACACAGACACGTGGGTACTTACGTCGCAACAGATTGAATGCTTCGTGACCAGCGTCCATTGCATTAAGAAGCTCATCTACAGTCGTGTCTTCTGCGTGCTGTGGGCTGTGTGCTGAATACCCGCGACCATCAATCTGAAGAACGAACCATCCCGCCTTTTGTACAAGCGTAGTGATCCTGGTGATGGACGCTCGAAAGGCCGCCCATACTACCATACGGCCATCTTCGTGCGTCTTATCCAGCAGTTCATCCAGCAACTTGTCTTTGGGCGTCCCGATCTCTTTTGCTATTTGAATTTTATCGGGGACAACTTTCTTCCCTTTGCATTGAAAGCAGGAGATCAATTCATCGGAGTCGGTTTCTTCAACCATCTTACGAGGAACTACTCCTTCACCCGCACATGATGGGCAGACTTTCTCGCCGCGTTCTTCTTCCTGATACAGGAATCCGTCGCTCAGCTCTCGAAGTTTCTCCAGAGTCTTTAGCTGACTGAAGCCTGATTTCTTTATCAGACTCGCTGCTCGAAGGATCTCAGGATCGGGCTTCACACGATACATCGTGTAAACTTTTTTCGGGAGATCGAGGCAATCGTCCTTGAATTGCACAAGAACCAAGCCGCTCAGGCGTTTGGCAAGCCGATGCACTTCGTTAATTGAAGGATGAAATTCATGATCCATCCCCTCCATAGCCATTTGCGGATCGTGCTCTCCCGAATACCTCCCGCACATCGCGCATTTTTCTTCATCATCCCACCATGTTACAATGTGAGGGTATTTTGCCCCTGTGATGTTTGATTCCCGTTCTTCGATCATGCACATTCTACTGCGTAGCTTATGCACGTTCCCTTCCACCAGGAAACCGGGACAGGCTACCTCAGCCTGATGCCACCAGTCAGTCGGAACGCGTGGCGCTGGTGTCCCTGACATAAGGATGATATAGGAATCATCATAGTTTTCATCGCGAATTGATTCAGACAGGTAGAATGCTGCCTTGGAACGCTGCGCGCTGTGGTTTTTAACTTTCGAGCTTTCATCGAAGATGACAACCTTCGGCGCTGGCTGACCGTCTTGCCAGTCTTTGATCCTACGGACCAATTTTTCATAGGTCATCATGTCAGGCCAAATCGGGCAGCGCCATTTGAAAAGTTCACGTGTAAAGGCTTTGACGCCTGACTTCGGACCTACATACCAGCAATCACGCCCTTTAATGCCGGCATACTCTGCTACTTCGATAGCCGCTAAGGACTTTCCGGTTCCCATCTCTGCGGCTAAGATCGCATGTTTTCGCGTAATAACATGGCGAACCATTATGATCTGGTGATCGTAAAGCGGGCGCGCTGAGGAGAAAGGCAAAAGATCAGCGTCATAGCGGGCATAGACATTCTTCCCGCTTAGGAAACTGATCTGAAACATATTCCTGCGACAGTCTTCGACTGACCAATGCTTGCCTCTGGGCGCCTTTGCGTCCGCAAACCCATGCCAGTATGCGCCCGCCATGCTTTTGACTTCTTTAAGCAGGGCTTTATTGTAGCCGAACTTAAGAAATATGCGGCCGTCTGATTTCCAGAGGTTTACCTGCTGTAGATAATCTCCGGCTTTAAGTTTGATGTCCATGTTCACCTCATTTAAAAATTGTCGTTCCGTCGGATTGATCCTCTCGATCATACTTATCGAAAACAGAATGGAATCCGAGATCACGTAGATAGAAGAAGGTCAAGCTAAAACAGGTACGCAGCAACGGATGAATCTCCGGTTTGCAATACGTCAGAACCTCTTGCTTCCAGACAGCAAGCGTTGCTGATGCAATGATCAGGAATTGTTGCGGCCCGTAATCAACATCAAGACGCTGTGAATGGATGGCGAGATCCGTCTGGCTTAGCTTGACCATCAACTGTGTGTTGCCCGCTATTGCGAACGAACAATGGAAGTGTTTCAGAACGGAAGGGTTATTACGCAGGGCGTTAAGCGGCGCGTCATTCAAATCCAGAGAAGAAATGAATGCTGAATGATTAGCTGGATCTATGGATCTCGGCTGCTCGATTTTTAGATCATCGAGAACCGACATCCAAGTTTTCCAGTCGACGCGTGTAATAGCTAACAACGTAATACGCATAATAATCCCAGGTTTGCGGCCGGGTCGCCCCGGCCGCAGTCTGAACTACCGTTCCCGTCCTGAGGTCTCCGGTGCCTTTTCATGAACGATTGGCTCCGGATTATTAAAAGTTTCAAGAGCCTCCTCAAGCGGCTCGGGATCAGGCGGCGTCAAGGGTGCTGTGCAGGGCTTGACGATTGTGGTCGTCCACTTGAAGCGGGCGGTCTCAATCAGCTTGCTCTGGAGCAACGCGCCTTTACCCAGGCGTTTCCGCATGTTTGGAGCTTCACGCCTCATGCTCTTGGAGTTGAAAAAGAGAGTGGCAAACTTTTCCACACTCGGGATGTAGACCAGAAACTCTGGGCCAAACATGCAGCCGGAGTCCTGCAGCGTAGACTCGGCCTGAATCTTCGCGAACTCCAAATGTTTGACCTCGAACACGATGATCATGGGATCGCCAATACGCATTGCCTTGGCCCGCAGGCCGCAGACGATCACTTCCAGCGTTTTGCCCAGGTCGTCCTCGACCGAGTTACCCACTCCGACCAATGCAAAGTGATTCATCGGGAATTCACCCGTGGTAACGAGATCGCTTTTGTTGGTCATGAGTTGAACCCGAGAGAAGACGCCCTTGCCGGCTACCATAGCATCCCACTCATCGTCGGCGACGGCTGGTGTCCCACCGTTAGGAATGTTAATGAGATCTGTGTCAGTACTTGTTTTCTTTGCCATGTGAATGTTCCTCCTAAGTGTTTAAGGTTGCCGGATGCCGTGAACCGGGTGCGACCGGTTCGCTCCGATCCCGGCATCCGGCCCAGAGGCGCTTGAATATTTGCTGACCCTCTGGCTCATTGCAACTCTCGCGCAAAGAGCAGTCGAGTTGCTACGCAGCCGCTTTTTTAGCTTTCTCGGCGGCTTCCTTCTGCAGCTTTTCGGCCGCTTCCCGTTTTTCTTGCTCGGTGATGCCGATGTCGGCAGCGGTCTTGGCCGCTTCCTTCTGGGCCTTTTCCGCGGCGGCGAGCTTGCGGGCGGCGCGATCCTTCTTGCGCTGTTCGGAGGCCGCCTTGCGCTCTTTCTGCTGCGCTTCGTACTTGGCCTTCTGCTGCTCGACGGAGATCGGGTCCATGTTCAAGACCCAGGAAATCGCGAGGCCCAGGCTCTCCTCGACGGTCTTGATCTTGAGATCCTTGGCCAAGGCGAGCAGAGGTTTGACGTCGTCCATGACCTCTTTGATTTCGGCCAGTTTGCGCATATGCGCGGTGGGTGTGAAGACGGCGGCCTGCGGGTCGCGCCCGGTGCGCTTGGCCGCGCGGATTTCCTTGACGCGCTGATTGACCATCGGTACAAACTCTTCCGACGGCAGCGTCATGGCCCGGTCCAAATACTCGGGCTGCTCTTCGACGGGCAGCTTGGACAGGGCGAAAGCATTGGCCAGGGTGACTTTGCCTTCGTCGATCAGGCCCCGGATGTCGTCGCTCTCGATTTTGTTGAGGTGAAGAATCTTGTCGATCCAGGAAGTGGATTTGCCGATGTTGGCCCCGACCTCGGCCTTGGACAGGGTGGGATTGGCGCTGAACAGGCGCACGAGCTGGCGGCCGTACTCCGCGGGCCGCGTCTCCACCTTGTGCAAGTTGGCCATGATCTGGGACTCCAACGCCTCCACGTCGGAATACGTGCCGATGTCCACATTGATCTCGGTGACCCCGGCGTCCATTGCGGCGGTGAAACGATGCAGGCCGTCGATCAGTTCGTAGAACTTTTCGCCGGACTCGGCATCCTTCTTCTCCCTGACGGTGATGGCTCCCTTGAAGCCTTGCCGCTTGATCGACTCCACAAGGCCCAGGTAAGCCTCGCTTTCCCGGTTGACCGCGCGGAGCGCGACGGCGTTGGGTCGAATCATGCTTACGGGAACGGTTCTCAGACTTGATTTCGGCATCATGCCTCCTTCTGCCTTTCGGCGGGTTTTGGGATCGGATGATCTTGGTATCTGGCCCACGAAAATTGTTCTTGACAACCCGGTTGTCAAATGCGATACTTGAACATGGTTGACGCTCGCTCAATAATTTTCGCCCATTTTCCAAGACCCGTTGATCCCGGATCAGGTTCCTGAGATCAGGATCATGATTCTGATCCTGATCTCAGCATTGCCTATGGTGGCAATATATAAGGAATAGCAGACCTGTAAAGGCTTGTCAATACTTTTTTCTATCTACCGTTTTCTTACTGACTAAAAATTAAAAATTATTAGTAGAAAATAAAAGACAAGCCAATATGAAAAGGCTTGACAAATAATTCATACACCGTCTATCTAATAAGGTATAGAGGCAATCAAACCCGATTGCCAGAACTGATCCTGATCTCGGGATAAGTTGATCCGGGATCAAAGAAAAGGCGGTGATTATGAAAAGAGCTGAAGCGGTAAAGCTGTTCCTTGACAGCATGGCCGTCCCTGATCTCGCATCATTATACACGCGAGACATGGAATGCCAGGTATTAGTCAAGGACCATCCAGATTGGCTGGAGGGCGACGGACGCGGTAAGCTGTTTCGTGATCCTGAATCAGGGATTGCATTCTACGGCTTTAGAATCCAGGACGAAGAAGGAGCTGACAAAGAAGTCAAGTTCCCATTGGAGCATTACGTCCGTAATGTAGGCCTGACCGGATGGGACTTTAAGAAGAAAGAGTCAATCTGGGTTGGAATTGATTTTGACATTGCAGAAGAACATACCTCCCTACGCAACGCGCCCACGCAAGACCAACTTGATCTCGTCATCAATCAAGCCAAAGAGATTCCCTGGTTAGAGATCCGTAGATCAACTCACGGTAACGGGTATCATATGTATGTCTATCTGCCCGAGGGGACGGCTACGGAGACGCGCGCCGAACACATTGCGCTTACGCGCTACGTCATGCAGGCGATAGAGAGCAGGCTGGGCGTTCCTTTTCAACAGGCTGTCGACTCTTGGGGAAAAGTTCTCTGGGTCTGGTCGCTGACGCAGCACGCCGAACGTGGGTTTCAATTAGTCAAAAAAGCGGATACAAACTTCGATAGCCTCCCGTATAACTGGCGCTCGCACGTAGAGATCCAGAGATCAAGAAAAGGTGATCGAGCTATCATCAAGACAAAGGACAGCAAGCAAGTCGATGAAATCTCTAAATGCATGCTCCAGGTCGACTTAGATGATGATCATAAGAGATTGATTGCTTGGCTTCAAAAGCAACAGGGTATCTACACATTTGACCAAGATCGTAATCTCGTGAATACACATACGAGCCTCTTGAAGGATGCGCACCGCGCGCTTGGACTTCTGGGAGCGTTTGATACTGCATCAAGAGGAACGAACCTGGCTGAACAAAATTGTTTCATGTTCCCGTTACGCGATGGTGCGTGGGTCGTCAGGCGTCATGGTGGCTCAAACATCAGCGGGGAAAATGCGCTATGGGAGCGCGAGCCGGGCGGGTATCTCAAATGCTATTATAATACGCCGCTCACGCTTAAGACGTACATACGCGTATATGGCGGGTACGAACACGTCAAGAAAAAAGGAACATACGGAATTACCTTAGACTCGTATACGGCGTCAGGCTTGAGCGCGCTCGGGGTAACTACTGGAAAATTACCTTTTGGAATTGATCCTAATTCAGCACGCGCGAAGCGACACGAGGCCCTACAGGCTATGTTCTGGGGCAGAGAGCTGGTGCTTCAGATGCATCCTACCGACGGGCGCCTGGTGCTTACGCTGCCGCACAGGGAGGGAGACCCAGAGGAAAGTATGCGAGAGGCAGGATGGCATGTAGAAGGATCACGTCCAAAGACATGGGCAAAGATTGAAGATCTCTATGTCAGAGAAAGCCCGACGCTGGTCTTCGAACCTATGAGACGATTCGAAGATCGCTTTCGGTACATTGTTCGTGGCGGCGAGTTCTGGGCTTGGTTCTCAATGAATGATGACAGCGAATGGGTCAAAGGTGAAGAAAAGAATGTGAAGCATATCTTGGAATTGGAGCGAGTACCCAAAGCCCAGGTCAAAGATGTCATTCGCGCGGGATCAGCCTTCCCGTGGTATATAGTACATAGACCATTTGAAGAAGAATATCTCTCTGGTAGACGATGGAATAAGAATGCTCCCTCTTTTATAGTTGACCCATCGGGTAAGGCCTACAAGGACTTAAACTACCCGACTTGGAAGATGATCTTAGATCATGTGGGCCATGACCTGGATTTTTATATCGATTCAGAGAAAGGTTGGTTTAAAAAAGCAGGAATCAAGAAAGGCGGCGACTACCTTTTTCTATGGTATGCAAGCATTTTTCAGAACCCTTATCGTCCGTTGCCGATGATCTTTTTGCATGGGCCGCAGGGCTGTGGAAAGTCTACTTTCTACTTGATGATGTGGCATCTGATCGATTCTGGGATCAAGGACGCCAGCACCGCTTTAAGCTCCCAAGGCAACTTCAACGGTCAATTGGAGGGTGCCGTCGTGTGTGTGATGGAAGAAGAAGGTGTGAAGAATCGCGCTATCGCATACGACAAATTGAAGAAATGGATCTCTGATCCAAAGGTAGAAATCCATATCAAAGGGCTGACGCCGTATACAGCGGATAATACATGGCATTGGATTCAATGTGCTAATAAAAAACTTTATTCACCAATTTTCTCTGGTGATACCCGTGTGGTTGCTATTGAGATGCAGCCCTTTGATAAATTTATTACTGGAGAAAAACTAAACCCACTGCTTAAGCAGGAGGCTCCTGACTTTCTACAAGCGCTTATCAGTAGAAAGATTCCACCTTTCGAAGATCGCCTCGGGCTGCCTGTTATCGAGACCGATAGCAAGACAGAGATCATGCACTCGAACGAGGATGCGCCTGTTGCCTTCGTACGCGAGATGATGGAGCCATGCGCAGGAAACCTGATACCATATACAGTTTTCAAGAAACGGTTCTTTTCATCCGGACACGATATGAATACGTGGACAAAGCAGATGTTGTCCAGCGTCCTAACGAATGCTGATCCAAAGATCGTCAAAGGTAAGCTAACGGGAAATGACGTATTCATTGCAAACCTACGATGGAAAAACCAATGGGCCGATGGATACGATCAAAATCCAACACCTGAACCTTGCAACTTTGTGTACGTTCGAGAAGGATATACTCTCGAAGAAAGGAGATTCGATGACTAACCAAAAAGAAATGGTCCAGATCAAAAAAGACCCGAACAGGGAAAAGATTGGCTATGAGACTGGAGCCACACGTGAGGCAAAGGATGGGAAAGGTAACTTCTATTTGATTTCTCCACGCGTTCTCAGGCGTCTGGCTTTGCACATGGAAGCCGGAGCCAAGAACCATGCACCGCGAAATTGGGAGGGCGGAATCCCATACTCCAGCTTCTATGATTCCATGATCAGACATCTGCTTGCTTGGCTGCAGAATAAAGTAGAAGGGACAAAGGGCGAAGAAGATCATCTGGCAGCCGCCCTTTGGAATCTACATGGTCTGGTTCATACGGAAGAAATGGTTAGAGATTGCCGGGTTCCAGTATCCTTAGATGATATCAAAATCGGGAGGGAAGATGTTTAAAGACCTCTTTTTAGATTCAGGATATACTCGTGGGCCATTTCATTCTCAGCTATGGTATAAAATTCTATCGGAGACAGATGAGTATGTTAAGATTATTGCCTTCGATATTCCCTATGCCAAACCACGAAAAATTTCTTGGCGCGAATTTGACACGCTGCACATTAGAGGCGGACTGTGGAAGCGGACCGGTTTATATCAATTTGACCGCGCAGATGATCCTGCCATCAAAGACATAATTTTTTGTTCAAGATACCCGCAGGCCGCAGGCCGTGAACTCTATAAATTACGGAGGAAAGATGTCTCTACTTGACCAGTTCGATAACTTAGAGCGTTGGGCTTCGCGACCCGGAGACCCGAATCAGATTCTTCGAGCGCCATTTGGTTGGCCGGGTGGAAAGTCTAAATCGGTAATGGATATCGTACCTCATCTTCCTAACACACGAACATATATTGAGCCGTTTGGAGGCGCAGGTAGCGTACTACTTGCACGCGGGCCGTCACAGTTTGAAGTATTTAACGATAGATACTCCGGTGTCACAGCTTTTTATAAAGTTCTTCAGACCCCTGAACTTTATATGAAGCTAATCGAAAGATTGGATCTCACGATCCATTCGAAAGAGTATTGGCATTGGTGTAAAGACTCATGGAAGAACCCAGATGACCCGGTCGAGCGCGCAGCCCGCTGGTATATCATGGTACTCTATTCCTTCGGAGCAATGGGTCGGAACTGGGCACGATTACGTAAGGTGTCCGTGCCGCTTGGAAATAAGATGCATAAACATCTGGAAATGTTTCCAATTATCCATGAGCGGATAAAGCGTGTTCAGATCGACAATGAGGATGCTTTTAAATTGCTCAGGCTTCATGACTCTAAGGAAACAGTCTTTTATCTTGATCCTCCTTACGTTGGTGCATACGAAGGCGCTTACACATATATGATGTCGACTGACCGACATATGGAGCTTCTGGATATTGTTTTCGATCTGGAAGGTTTTGTTGCTGTATCAGGCTATGATAATCGCTGGTATGGAGAACGTGATTGGGATAATAAGATCGAGTTTATGAAGACTGTCTGCCTGACGCCTGGAGGCGAAACCGAGAATGCCAGTAGGAATTTAACGCAGAAGCGTATAAAGGCAAAAGAATGCCTTTGGATTAAGGAGGCCGGATGAGTTACGCAAATCTCAGAGACTCGACTCAGGTCTTAGTTGAGAATCAAGTTGTTGTTCTTGATACTGAGACTACAGGCTTAGACTGTCAAGTGCACGAAATGATTCAGATCGCGGCTATCGCTTTAGACTACAGGCTCAAGCCTCGCCAGGATATTGTTCCGTTCTATATTACAATTCGTCCTGAGCGTTTTGATCTTATTCAGCCCGAAGCGATGGCCGTGAATAAACTCAGACTTCGAGACCTAATTAGGACTGGCGTACCTGCTGAGCTGGCAGCTGAACTCTTTATCGAATGGTTTGATAAGCTCGGACTTAGTTATACAATGGGTGGCTTCCGGAAGCGCGTGATCCCATTGGGCTGTAACTATAAGTTCGATGAGGGTTTCATTCGAGCATGGTTGGGTGATGACCAGTACAATGAACTCTTTCATTATATGGTTCGTGATGTCCAGATCACTGGTCTCTATCTTAATGACCGTGCAGAGTATCATGGAAACCCGGTTCCGTTTCAACGCGTCAATCTTGGGAACCTGGCCGGCCGCTATAATATTTTGTACAAACGGATGCATGACGCCTTAGAAGATGCCAGGGTAACGGCCGAAGTCTACAGGCACATGATCGAGGAGGGCATCTTCGCATAAAGGAGGGCGAGATGAGTTACGCTTTTGTAGTCGGAACATGCGGTAACTGTGGACGACTGTTTTCTTTTAACCCTAACTATGTTCCGAGTTATAAGAACATACCATTTTGCAAAGAGTGTATGGAAAGGACAAATAAGATTCGGGAAACATTAGGAAACGATCCTTTTTTCATTCACCCTGAAGCATATACCCTGGAGGAAGTATGAAAGAAAAAATGATCGAGTTGATGGGGACTATCGCAGATGATATGGGAAAGGATGCAGCAAGATTCGAAGGGCAGCCTTTTAACGGTAGAACTGTTGCTGAGTACTTTGGGTGCCAAGGAGCCGCAATCGCCGCATTGGCCAAAGCCCTAAAACAAATACTGGAGGAAGAATGAAAGAAGGAACAGTCTCCTACCTATTTGGCTGTCATCAGTTTATCTTTCACCCTTTCTTTGTTCTGGTGGCCTGGATAAAGGAGTATCATAAGTTTCCAAGATTATGGGAATTGATTTGTATTTTTCTTCATGATATTGGAATCATCGGACTTCAGGTCTATACTAACCCAAAACAGAAGGAGAACCATTGGCAACTTGGTGCTAAGATAGCACAAAAACTTTTTGGGTTAAAAGGTTTTTATATGATCGCTGGTCATACTTTAAAATCAGGTTACTCAAAATCTAAACTCTTTAAAGCGGACAAACTGAGTTGGGCAATTTGTCCATTTTGGTTCTTACGTTTAAACAAACTTATTGAGCCTCAGATATTGGACCCTAAAGACTTTCAGCAGTTTGCTAAAATAAATTCTAATGCCGTTAACCCGAAGGATAATCATGATTTCTGGATCGAAAGGAGAGAAAATGAATGATGGTTGGATCAAACCGAGCTACAAAGAAAAGCGGATAAATGGAATTGACTATTATGCCATGCATAGGTTTTGGCAAATCTTACTTCTTAAGATTGTTAAAGATATCCAGCTGATTCTCTGGTGTCTTGGGATCGCTGTTCATGATCCTATTTTCGGAGAATGTACCCCTGATTTTAATTGCTGTGAGAACGTTGGACGAAAAGCAGGAATTAAAATAAGTAAGCAGCTTATCAGAAGCTGGAGTCATAAACTGTTTCAATGCCCAACCTTCTGGCGTCTGAAGCCGGCTTTCAAATGCCCGATCTGCGGCAAACAATATCGCTGCTATTGGGATGGCCATGATGAGGCAGGATATATTAACCTTTGCACATCATGCTTTGAGAGGATGAGAAAATGAAAGCAATATTCATAATAGTCCTTATATCAACAATGATAGCAATCGTTTTTCTGGTGTACACTATGCTTCTTCAACAAGAGAGACACGAAAAAGATATCGGCGATCTCAAAATCAGATTAGCTACGGAGCCAGAGAAAATCTTCCTTGACTCTGTTTCGCTTTATGCTGTTGATGAGAACGGAGATCGAACAGGGCCTGATCTCCTTGAAGGTTTAACAGTTGAATCATGGACTCAATGGGATGGGTACTATGAAGTTTATAAATGGGGTCTACTTGGTCTGAGACCTTTTATGGCTGTCGAACGTTATAAAGGAGAAAAGGAATGAAAAACGAAGTCTATATCCTGTCGCAGATAGCCTGCGCACTTATTGAGGCAATGGGGTTAATTGCTGAAAATCAACATTGTCAAATACGGTCAATACCGTATGTTCCATATGGAGAGGGCGCCTTCAACCAGATTATTGAGAAGTATGGGATTCATCATAATCAAGTGTTGTCGGTTCTTCACAAGTCAGACATTTAACTGAACATCTCTCCTGATGCAGCTTGCAGTATGGAGCTACCCGGCTACAGCCGCGAGCTACATTAGATAGTACCCAGGATCGGCAGTCGGGCCGCAAGAACCTCTGCCGATCCTGGGTCCACCCCGTGGGAGCCGGAGGCACGCCAGCGCCGCGGTAGTGGATGATGTAGAGTCTGCCGTCAGGCAGAGGTCTAAACTTGGTTCGATCAAAAGCACTTCGCATATCGACTATCCCATACTACTTTCCAGCCCGCCCCCATACAAACCAGCATATGTAATTCATGCGGATTCATCCCGTTATAGACTGGGCAAAGTTCAACTTCATATAGAGCGCGAGCAACCAGCTCGCTGCATACCAGCCACTTATCCGCAAGTTTAGAAACAGGCGGGAGTAGATGGTAAACAAGACGGTAAAAAGGATACCGTGTCCCTTCGTAATCTTTAATTGACGCCCAGGACTTTTCGAAGGTTGCTGGATTCATGCAGTCGTGTCTGGCAATAATCAACGGCATCTGTTGAGATAGCGCGTAGACGTTTCGCCGTTTAACAGTCCAGAGCGCCTCAAGAGTTGAGCCATCACTATCAATGACATAGGCGGCATGACTCGTACTGGCATCAACAGTCAACGGACTCCAGAAACTCTGAGCCTTGTTAATTGCTGATCCCAAGATCCCAGGAAGATTCGTCAGGACGACATCGCCTGGATTAACAGCGACAGACATCATTGGGTATTCCATCACTTACCTTTCACATACATGGCTGCGGCCCCAGCAAACGCGGACGCCAAATTATTTCCCATTTCAGTATGCCCGAAGCCCCAGGCAATAACTGAAAGCGTAGCGACCGACATTAAAATAAGAAGGTCGTCGATGTTTTCTGCGAGTTTATCCTGCCACCCGCTACCGTCTGATAGTTTCATGACAAGTCTCCTAAAAGAATGAAATAGGTCCGACCGTGCATTGCCGAAGTGAAAGCAGAAGGGATCGCTTCTGTTACTGCTGTTCCATCCCCAGGGCCGCCCGGCTCAAGATCAGAAAAAGATAGCTCATAGAATTTAGAGTCACCAGTATAGTATGCATAAAACTTTGTTTGATCAGCTTTTAAAACCGTATGGCAGTTATCATGAACAAATCCCGGATATGTTAATGTGTCTGTGATCGCTTTAAAAAAATTCCCTGCTGATGGAAAGCCAAATCCAAACATATTGTAGCTGGATGAACCATTTTCTTTAAAAAGAGATTGAGCATTATTCATATGCCTACTTGTAAACCCAATCGGATGCCAATAAATAGGTTGAATACTTCGACTTGTTAAACTGGAATGTCGAGTGATATGGGTATCCCATATCCAATATGTTGAATCTTCTGGATCATCTCTTAATTTATAAATGGGGCTGGTTGTTAAGATGTTAGCATCAAACCCATAGATACCGTTAACTGGTGGCCCAAACGGATACATACACATCTTTGGTTTAGTATGATTATATTTGTGGCCAGATGACTCATTCGCCCCATTCCAACAATATAGATAGTTGTTTGTATTGTATCCGCTATGACAGTAAATAAGACCATAATCCGGAATCCAGACGCCTGTTGACCAAAGTTCAAGATCGGTGATTACGTCATCATGATAAAAAGAAGCAATCTTTTGCCACCCGCCAAAACCATTAAGACGGTATACATTCATTTCATCTTGGACTAAGGTTGAAAAGCCAATGACGTAATCACCTTGAGGAACATCGTTCTTGGCGACTGTCTGCTGTACGTGGGCAATATGCTCAATAGAATCGGCTGCTGGTTGTGGGATCTCTTTCCATTCTTCCGTGTTAAAATACCCGTAGGTTTTTTTATTCACGGGATCCTGGGCCACAATCAGCAGCCGACTACTAAAAGGGCGGGCACGAATCTCCCCGCTCACTTTTCCCTGAGCGACAAAGCCTCTCGTTGTCGTCGAAAGTGAATATGAATCAGTAACTGTTCCTACTTCATCACCTGCAGACGGCGACGATGAGCTTGTATTATTTGCCGTCCGATCAAAGGCCTCGGTCGCGTAGCCCTCCTCGGCTACGCCTATTGGATGGAGTGCAAAACAAACTATTGCAGGTGGTAAGCTATCAGCTGTTGGACGTGTTACATCCTTACAGCCATTTGTTTCCGTTCCTTTAAATTCAAGTGCGCCACCCTTCGGAATATCGGACGGTCCATCATTATAAACCCTGACCGCACTATCTATTTTTTTAGGTTTAACGAGAATTAAATCATCAGTTCCCCACGGATTATCTATGGCATCCATCTGACCGAGAACTTCAAAACCAAATTGTTCAGGATGAAGATAGGCATATGTTCCACTTGCTACTTCTGGATTTCCTACTTCATCACCACGTTCAACATCTCCTAATCCAGCCTCAGTATAACGACACCAGACGCCTGCTTCCCCACAAAAGCGTCCTGGACCTTCTTGACTGTATAAAAGTGGTTCGGTAATAAAAATAAGATTGGCTGCATCTAAACTATTTTGATCACAATGTCGGCAAAGATAAACTGTTCGTTCGGGTAAATCGTTAATTTCGTCGGCCTCTCGAACAACTTGATTGTAAACTTCAAGAACACTAAAGGCAACGTATGTAGCTTGTTCTTCCTGCTCACAAATAACAGTTCTACCGGCTTTATCAACTTCTTCTCTAAGTTTCCGCATGAAACTTTTAGACGGCCCTTCATCGTCATCTTCATGCTCTTGTTTCTCCATACAAGAATCATAAGACGGTTCAGGGTCTGCGGCGGCCGGCGTACCGAGAGCAGGAACAACACCGTTTCCAGTCCAGAACCCATCATCCTCAGTAGGATCGTCGCCGCCATCGACATCGCCCGCCTTACTGGCAAGCGTAGCCTTAAGCATGATTTGCTTTTTTCTGGAGTCATAAAGTGTTTTCTCGATCCTGCCATCAATCACGTTTGAAGATAGACGCTCCCAATCATACTGTGCCGAGTCCAAAACCTCAACAGGCAGTTTGGGCATATAATGATGTGTTTGAATTGTTCGCCAAATATTTGACCAGTAATAGCCCCAGAAAGCAAGAGCGGCTTCAACAAGCTCAACTTGATTATAGATAAAGAAATCTTGCTCACGTTCTAAAACACCAAACAAATCAATATTATTTTTATAGTAAGATATTTTGTTTTCAGATATACCATCTGGTTTCCAGGTACCTTTAATTGAGGTATAAACATCTTGAGCTGGCGTAAAACCAAGAACAGTCGATTTTAAAACCATATCCGTAGTATTGATCGTGACATCAAAAGAAGATGGTTTCTCAGCCAGGAACTTTATATAAACGACTCCGCTCTTAACATAGAGGGAACAGCATGCCTGAAAAGCAATTTGTTTAGCGAACTCTAAAGTTGATGTAGTAGAACTATAAAAGTAATTAGCTGGCCAGCCAGAGAGTTTCGCTTTGACGGCAGCAAAAGATGTTGCATCAACTGTGAGATCTGAAAAATTCTCAATGATGTACTCTATATGATCAACTGGATTCGAACCAACAGTTGAAGCAGCTGTAACATAGATTTCTGAATCCCAATTCTCTCCAAGCTCATCCAGCGGTGTATCAAAATGTAATGTTGCAATCGTCTTTCCAGAAACAAGATCAGTTCGTTGGCTTACAGAATATAATGACGAATCAACTTTAAGCAGCGTCTTAGTTCCGTAACAGTCTCGATATGCATAGACACCGGTTGGTGATGCAGATGGATTATAACTATAAACATAATCACCGTCAAAGATTTCAAGTGTCGGCGAATAGATTGGTGTTCCAAAAAGAAAAGGCCATCCTTGACTTAGCGCATCATCAAGAATATCTTCAAGTTCCTCTCCTGTGTAGTCATCAGGATCAGTAACCATGAAACCAAATTCACCTTTACCGCGCGCAGAACTCAGCGTGAAAGAAAGTTGTCGCTGTCGATCTGTCCATACGACATCACCGGAGATAAAGCCATTCACAAGGAGGCCGCCGGACGATTGATTCAAACCTTCGTAAAATTGCCAGATTGAACATTCCGTCTGCTCAATGATCTCTGTATCAAAGAGACCTTTGAATTCTTCATCAGTATCATCAAGCACGATATTTACGGAGGATACTTCACCGAGAGCATCTACACGAAATGCGCTATCCAGCAGAACACCTGAAAGAAGATCATCGTCTGTTTCTTCATAAAGAAAGGCGGTAGTTTTATCTGTATAATATTTAGTGCCGCCTGACCAATCAATCTGAAGAACGACAAAGGGTTCAGTTCCTTGTTTCGTACTTAACAAAGTCAGTAATGATGCTGCGAAGGATCTCATGTGCCCGCCCAAAATTCAATTTTAGATACGTCAATGTTTTTTCCGCTTCCACCGTTTTCAGCTGTAAAATAAAGCTCCTCTATTTCACCGCGGCCCAGCCAATCGAGTTCTTCTTCGTCTAATGATTCGTAATCCTCAAACGTAAAAGTATACCCGGTGGTTGTTTTGATACAAAGAGTAATACTCGTTAAGTCAACGTGTGCCGTAAATGTTAATCTAACTTTGTCCGGTATCTTTGTTAGGAGACCGGTGTCCGGCTCCAGATGAGGCGATGCAGATCCTGCATTCGCAAATGTACAAATATTATTTGCGTCAATATTTTGCACAGGGACTATGTCATCAATCTTTTCAGTCCCGCCAAAATCAACTGATGTTAATTCGATCTGAGCATCAGCTACTGGACAAAAAATACGAAAACCAGTCGTTGTTGTGCTCATCCCATATTTAAATTCCATGCCGGGCATTATTTGTGGTTGTTCCCAAATCCAACTGGTACCATATTGTAAAACATTAAAACGGTTATCTTCGTCACAATCTTCTAAGTCCCAATCAAGTGTTGGTTTTGCATACGCAGCACCCGGAGGGTCGAGTGTAAATTCTATAAAGAAGTCATTATCAGCAGCCGCTGTCGGTTCAAGTGTAAGATATGAAACACCTACCGTCATATTTTGAACAGCTGTAAAATATGTGCTTATACCAATATTAAGCCACGCAGGATAAGAAGAAGAATCTCGATCATGAAAACCACAATTAACAGCAAATGATCCTGCTGCTGAAAGCGTAACAGTTATACCTGTTGAATTGTAAAAAGTTTGAGGTACCCATATCCGTTGCCCTGAAAGAATATACCCTGAATATGAATATAAGACGGTTGAGACTGTATATTCTACCTCATAAAATAAACGATCTTGACCTGTAAATTCAAATTCAAAATTCAAAAGTTGATATGTTGTTCCAACACCGCCCATTTGAAAAACAGGACTGGTAAAATCAAATTCAACTTCATTCCCAACAGAGTCCCATTTCTCGCTTACAGCATTCCATGTTCCAATAGTTGCGTCCCAATAACCTGTTTCTTTTTGACGTTCAATCACCGGTGAATTATCGTGCAATGAATTTGTTGAAAAATACATCCCAACATATACTTCTTTAGTAGCAGTTGCTCCTTCATGCTCAACTGATATAAATTCAACGCGATCAATATCGTAGCCTTGAAATGTAAATGGATATGTCCAACCATCATTGATTGAGTTACCACTACTTGATGCTACAACATTTCCTTGAGTATCGAGGATGCGAAAAACTGGAGGCGTTGCGTGTAAGTTAATTGCTGCAAAATCAAACTTTACAAAAAGAGGGCGGTAGTCTTCAAAGAAAACATTATCCGCATCCATAATACATAAGCTACCATCTACTGTTATCGGAAACCGCCAAACTGATCCAGTCCAAGATGCTCCATCTTCTGCAGTCCAATTTCCCATTACGTCACATCCTCCCAATCCCACTCAGGGACTGATACGACTGGAACCGCATCAAACTCAAGTTTAATGTTAATAAGTTCCTTGCCGATTTTAAAAGTAAAAGGATTTGATAAGCAGATTACTCGATAGACTTCTCCTCGGTAATCAGTTAGCTTGTATGAACCTGGATAATTTACCAGGAGAGAATATAAGTTTGCGCCGTCAGTCGCTGTTAAGGCATCAAAAATATATTCAATACGCTCATTAACAGGTGTCTTAATATACGTGTAAAGATTCCCTGCTTCATCAATCCCAGAAACGATCCCAAGATCGTAGACATGAGCATCCTTTAGTTCTGGATTCGGAAGTACAACAGTCTGCGTTGGAGAGGTATAGGGATATTGGAGCGTTACACTCATGTGATCTCCTTCATAAAGCGAACAGAGAAAGCGTAATCGTATTCATCCCTATTGATTATTTCTCGGAGAACAGGATCAATAGCGCAAACTGAAATAGTTGACCCGTTATAATCTGTAAGCGAAACAATTTGGCCGGCCGCAGCGAGCAGGAATTCAACAAGATCATCACGCTCAGGCTCACAGAGTGCTGTCCACGTAAACGTGTAAAAAGTAAGCACCGGCCAGTCATCGTCGCGAAACACCTTAGGAGCTGCTCCAGGCGTCCGTCTGACAATTGCCTGAGTATCAATAGTTTGTAAGTTCCCTAACTCAGGGTCGGCGATCGTGATATCATATATACTCCATACGAGTCTCATCCTCTGACTCCAGCAACAGCAATTGGGGCAGCAACTCTTGATTCCTGTGTTAGTCTGTTTATCATTCTGCCGGCTCTTTCAAGAAAACCTACATCTGATGTTTCGCCCTCAGCTTCATTATAGTTTAACGTGTAGTTATCGCCAGCTGGTGCAGCAGCGGCGGCAGCGGGTGCGGCAGCTGCTCCAGCTGCAGGAGCAGAAGCGGAAGGCGCGATGCCGCTGGCTTCCTGCGTCGCTCTCAGGAGACGTTCCGCTGCGTCAGCCTGTGCAACTTTTTCGTCTGTCACTTGTTTCTCAACAGTTATAATTTCAGCCAGTAGCTCAGAGTGTGTATCCATACTCTTAACCATTCCGGCTGCAGATATCATCGCATTCATTTTAGAGGCTGCGACATTTTCTTCATCTTCGGCAATCTTAAGTAATGCTTTTGCATTCTTTATTGTATATTCATATTGCTTCTCTTCATATTCAATTTCAAGTTTCTTTTGTGTAATCCTTTTATCCTCAATCGTCAACATGTTTTGTGCATTTTGATAAGCAGCCTGATAAGCTGCATCAAGTTGTGCTTGATACTGATCAATAAGAGGGCCTTGCAATTGATTCAGAATTGATTGACCAGCATCTTCATTTAATTGTTCAAGAGACGAGCCGATTGAAACTATTTGCTGTTCAACATCCGCAATCGCTTTGAAGTCACCAGCTTTAATAAACTCTGGAATTTTTTGAATCTGTGCTTGTAATCGTTGCTCATAAATTGCTTGTTTCTCATAATATGTTTTAGCATTTGCTAAATCTCGCTTAAACCGATTTTCAGATCGGGTATCTTTAACACCTTGTAGAAAATCATTATAAGATTTTTCAAGGGAAATCATCTTCTTGAGAGCAGCCATCTCTTTATCAAGACGATCCATTGCTACTTCATGACGAGTTTCCTCAGCTTTGACACCAGCTTCTAAGAGTTCAACTTTTTCTTTTTGTAGTACTCTGAACGCTGCAACCTCTTCTTTATATGATGCAGCCCGCTGATTAAAATAGGCTTCTGCTCCAGCTTGCGCTTTCTTAAAATCTAACTTAGCGACATCACCAAGAGGGTTTTCCTCTGCTCCACCTTTCCCTAATCCACGAATGTATTTAATGCCTTCTGCAATCTGATGTAGAGATCTTCCTAAAGTCTCATACATTCCAATTAGAGGCGCTGCACCTTTAAGCATAGCTCCGAGAGCGTTACCTAATGCATCTTGCTCACCAGTAAGATAATGAGCACCGTCGGCGGCTGCCCGATAAATATATCCGAGGTCTTGGAACGCTTGAGATAAAGGGTAGATCTTTTGCAGAACATCATCAGTCAGAATAATGAACGGCTGTAAGAAATCACGCAGAATTGTATTCTTCATCTGCGTAACAAATCTTTCCCAACGGAAACCAATACTTGTTAATGTAAGTTGAACAGCTTTAGCATATGCTTCTTGAGCTGTCTCAAGTTCAGCTAAAACTGATGCATATTCTTCAACATCACGTGTCAAAATCATTGCGCCTGAAAGACCACGGACGCGGTTAATCAGTTTCGCGAGTTCTGAATTCTGTCCTTTAGTTGTTTCGCGCAGGATACGGAGAAAGCCTTCAAAGCCATTAAGTCTGATTGCTGCTTCACCTGTTGAGTATCCGAGTTTTTCAAGTTCAGCAGACATTGCTTTTGTAGGTTTCAACAACTTAATAAAAATACCACGAATCTGAGTCATAGCTTTCGATGGTTTAACACCTTGAATGGTAATCTTTGCGAGGGAGGCATTTAGTTCATCAAAGGAAACACCTAACTGATCAGCATAGACTGAAACATCGCCATAACTGTTTGCAATTTCTGATGCTCGGATCCGACCAAGTTCGATTGTTTTAAAGAAACCGGCAGCGACTCTATCAACATCTGTAATATCCATCCGAAAAGAGTTCAATGCGGAAGACAGCAGATTAACAGAGTCTGCCATTGAACTCTTTGTTACGCGGGCAAAAACAGATGCGGTCTGTAAGAATTTTTCGGTTTCCTCTTTAGTCTGTACAACCTGATTTGATAATCCTTGATATGCTGCTTCCGCAGCATCTAACATATCAAGACCAAAAGAATCTGATACACGACGAAGGGCATCTGCCCATTCATTTGTTGAAGCCGCATTTGCTTGAGAGATAGTTTGAATTTCAGCAATGTTTTTTGTAACATCAATGAGCTTCCCAAATTGCTCGACGATTGATTCAAGAACCGCAAGAAAAGGCATCAGGACGCGGCTGGCCAGAAAGATTCTTAGAGCAGAGCGCGCAGTCTGACCGAGGAATTGCATACTCTTCCCGGCCTTCTTTGTCTCGTCGCTCATCCTCCTGATTGTAGTTGTTGATTTTGTTGTCTGACCATTTAGTCTTGTAACTGATCTCTCGATCCTATGATTAGCGTCCGCCCATCCAGAGGCTTTTGTTGTAACCGCCCCTGTTGCATGATCGAGTTTGATACTTGAATCGACAGCTTTCAGTTGTGAAAGCTCCAAACCTTTAGTTGCTTGTGTCGCTTTTATTAAAGAGGCGACATAGCCTGTAGCATCTCCAATTATCTTGATATATTCATCAGCCATTATGACACCTTTAGTCTTGATGCTCTGCGAGATACTTCAGAAAACCGGCCAATAAAACATTCTTTAATGTGCTCTTTTAAATATTGTTCAGCGACTACAAATCCCTGTTCAAGAGCTGCCCACTTTTTATCCCAAAGAGACCACTGATAAACTTTGATATAGAAATCAAACGAAACTAACAGTCGGGCAGATGTTGCGTACTGAATTGAATATGCCTTATTTCCTGCTTCTCGCCCTTCTCGAATCTCACGATACCTATCTGCAATATAGCGACCTTCAAGAGTTGTGAGTCCGGGTCGCGGCCCGTGCCGCGTAGAAAGCTGAGCAGAATGTCCGACCTTTTGAGCAAGAGGATCAAGAGACGCCGTCGTCATACCCGTTGATTTTGACCCTGCAACTAAGCTACGGATAATTGCGGCTGTTGTTTCATCTACAAAGACAACGGCGGTCTCTTTAATCTTCTTATTCATACAGACGGCACTTGGACGGGCAACAAGAGGACGTACTAAGGATCTTATAATCCTATTGCTGAAGCGTTTGATTTTAGTTCTAATTCCTCGTGCCATCGTATTCTATCGTAGGCTAAGAGTTTTGCTTGTGTTTCGATATCCGTATCAATCCATGTTATTTCGACTCCAGGTGGCCGGACACCGAAACGTTCACATGCTAACCAGATCGAATAGATTCCCGTTCGATATCGCGGGAGAGTCAGCTTTCTTGCTGGCTTCCCAGTCCGGCTAAAAAAGAGGCCGTCGCATCTTCAATGGCCTCGTCATTCAGCATGTTGGCTTCCATTACTAAATTGAGAATTCGAGTGCATCCATTTTCAGGGAGGCCGGCCGTAATAAAATCCGATTTCCAATTTGACCACGTTTCAACATTCTGAAAGTCGACCGTATCCCATTCAATCTCTGAGGCCTGAGTAATGGATTTGATGACTGTCCACGCGACCCTTTTCTGCGTCCAGTCGTCGAGTGCTTCTTGATAGGCTTTATCTTTCAGGTCTGGAACATAGACACCACCGGGCTTTAACATTTTCTTTGGCTCCGGCCGCGGGTTCAAGGTGTCGCACTCATCGTAATCTAAAACGGGCCGAGCTTTGATCACCAGATCACCGTCCCCGAGCGGCAATACCAGTGTCTTTTGAATCTTTCCAAGTTGTTCGCCTGCGATTTTCATGTGTGCCTCCTGAGGGAGGCCCGGCCGAAGCCGGGCCTCAGGTTTACTGCGCGGAACGGACGACAGTCGCTTCGGTGATCTTGCAAGTACCTGACGCAGCGACCGCGCCTTCCGATGCATCATGGGAGAGTTCCTCCCACCGGAAGTCAGACAAAGTAATGACCTCCTGATCCCCGCATGCGGCGGGCGTGGGAGCATTGGTGATCTCAATATCAACTGCATACGGAGCACAGGCATCAGCCTGATCCGAAGACAGCCATGCGGCAGCCTGCCCAACGCCTTTGATTGCATCCTCCGGCGTCGGGGTTCCGTAGAATGTCACCGCATCATCTTCGACAACGGCGACAACCAAGCCAGGAGAAATATTGAGACTTTCGTTAGTTGAGCCGGCAGCCACAGTATAGAGAGTTGTGTCGGCTGCACCGGCGCCAAAAAGCACTTTGCTTCCGACAACCGGTGTTCCGGTAGCGTCGTCAATCGGAACAACTGTCGCAGCAATAGCGGCTCCAGCCGTATCAACGGTAACGGTACCGGTTGGGGTGGCCGGGACGGCACCCGTGATGTAATCCCAGATGAAATCAAAACTGACTTCCACCGGATTTTCATCGCCTTCACGGACGGCGGCAGTCGCCACCGCACCACGATCGAGCGTATACTCGATGTTGCGGCGTTCCGTGTAGTTCAAGGTGCCCTCTCCGAGCTGAATGGTGATCTCCGCTGCGGTATCATGACCATCTTTGATCTTGATAGTCGCATTTTTCAGGTCGAGTTGGGCCATGGTTACCTCCTATAAGGTTAAATAGGCTTCGTAATGTCCTTCAACGCTGGCTTGTACGATGTTATTATCAGGGTCTATGCGTCCAAAGTGACTAATAGCTAACCACCCCCGAGTAGATGCAGTTGGAATCTGAATCAAAGTGAAGCAGCCAATGAGGCTGTCATCGTCATCGTCTCCAGCTCCATATTTATAAACTTGGACGGGTGTAAATGCGTTGGCTACATAACCGACTGACTGGTGGATACGGTGAAAATCTTCGTAGTCCTGAGTAGAATGTACCAGAATATTGACCTCAATCTTTGATATCCACATTAGAGGGCTTAGCTGCCTGAAATAGGGGCCGTCCATTCGGACCTCAAAATAGTCTTTGAACTCTGATCCTTCAAAGCCTTTACGAGGCTGGCCCTCTACAAAGACACTCCCTTGCCCACTTAACTGAGTATCGAAGTGAGTCGTCACTGATGCAAATACCCATCTCGGCAGATTTTCATCCATCATCTTGCATCCCAGTTACACGTTTTAATGAGACAACGTAGCTATAGTCTGTCTGCGCAATAGCTCCCTTACTAACGGCATAATACTTACCATCGATGATGAACTGATGCTGATGGGTTAAGACGAAGGAGACAGGAAGGTCACGTGATTCAAGGATCACCGTTAAGTCTCCCTGCTCAAATAAGCCGCCATACGTAAAATTCTTATTTGCCGCAATGAAGGAGAGATCATACACAAAGTTCAGTTTGCGGGTAACAGGCAAAACAATTGCACGATTAACTGTAATCGTTTCCAGAGTCGGAGTAATGACACCTGTTCGCGTATTACGACCAATCGTAGTCTGCAACTGAATGTATACCCGCTTCGAGTACGTTCGCTTCAAGCGGTATAAGATCTTACGTATGGCGCGCTCATTATACATCTATCGTCCTTTACGCGTAGAAGGGGAATCCCATGTTGGCGTTCAGCACCTTCGTCCCAAACAGCATGTCGATGGTAACCAAGTGTCCCTGAGACGTTCCCAGGTAGGTGATGGTGACTCGAACGGCAATGCCGTTGTTGTCTACCACCGCAGCGAGCGCCAACGGGCTGCGCGGCAGAACCAGAGGCCGCGAAACCATGGCAAGCGCATGTTTGCAGAACACGAAGTTGTACGTACCGTCCGGGAGTTTGGCCAGTACGACATCATTTGCCAATGCCGCATCAAGCGGACGATCCGGCAGAAATTCGGCGGCCTCCGGATTATTCACACCATAAATGGCTCCGGCGGCAGACGAGATACCCTGTCCGGCCACAACAGCATCCGAAAAGGTATCGTACTCGATTTCCTTGACATAGCCGCTTGCATAGCCAGCGATCAGATCGACGGCACCCAGGTCATACTGCGTGATGACGGCATTGTTCAAAACCGCCGACTGCAGACCCGGGCTGATGGTGATCGAGGTTCCGGTATCCGCGGTGATGCGCTGCGGAGTATCATCGCCGGCAATCGTGATCCAAGCACCGACTGTCGCTGATGCGGAGTCAACGGTCAGAACCGTGGTCCCGGCAGGATAGCCGGTCGCATTGTCGACGAGACGGGTAATGACCACGGTCGCCCCGGCTGCCGCTGTATTCGGGGTATTTTGACTCATGAACCAATCAATACCCATGACCTCACCGAGGCTGGCTTTCTGCAGCTTGATTCCACCATCACCGAACTTACTGGCGTGGGTGAAGTCGTCGATCCCCAGGATGTGGCCCTTGGTGACCGGCGCGACGATTCCGTAGCGGCCCTCGACGGGCATCTTCAAATCGTCACACTTGACCGACGCGTTGATGATGTCGGTTTTGTCCGGAGCGGTTTGAATGGTCCCGATGGCATTGTTCCCGATGAACTGGTAAACTTGCTGCATCAGGATAGCATCGATACCTTCGTAGAAATTCCGCATGGCCGGAGCGAGGTAGTACTGGACCAGGTCCTTGAAGGCCAGCGTTTCTTCGCCGTCGTAAATCATGAACGAAGTATGCAGGTGCTGATTCATCACCACATCCACTTCCGTGGTCGTGGCGTCCTGCACGACGACGCTGTCGGAGCCAGTCTTCCGTTTCAAGAGGAAGGAAGCCGGGATGTGTGCGTGGACAGTTTGGCCGTATTTGGCAACCTCATCCTCGAAGTCGCGATGCACGAGATGCGGCATCATGCAGTTCGCTTCTACGAGGTACAGAGCCTCCTGTGCCCACAGTTCCGGAATCAGGGCGTCATTGTCGTTGGCGAAGACTGGACGCCAGGGAGTGTTCATGAACAGGTTCAAATTAAAAGGATGCATGGGATTCCTCCGTGGCCTTATCCCTCCAGGCCCATTTCTTTCCGATGCGCCCGATAGGCTTCAGTATCTTTGGCAAGCTCCCGGAGATCTTTTTCCCCGCCCGGTCCGGTATTTCTGTCGCCTGCACCACCGGTACCTTTGCCTTCGAATAAGTTTGCATTCGCGGGTTGCTCGGACATTCGTTTAATAGCTTCCGTCGGTTCAAGTTGGAGAGTTTTGGTTTCTCCCTCCTCACTGGTTTCAGTAAAATCTACAATGATCTTGAAATCGCCGGTTTGTTCCCCATCGTCTCCCACCACGGGAACGAGGTTAGTAGTACCCCGGGTCAGCGCAACGACCTGCGACGGCTGAAACGCCTTCTGGGCCACGGCTGCATCGGTAAGAGCACGTCTGATCTCGGCATCAGCAAATTTCTTTTTCCAGGTGTCGCCACGGGTTTTTAACTGTGTGACTTCTTCCTCATGTGCCGAACGTGCTTTTTTTCGTTCTTCTCGGGCCAATTCTTCCTTGGTAAAGACTTCCTTCTTCAGGCCCTCAATTCGTCCTTCCAGCGTGGTTCGTTCTTCGTCAGACAACTTGGTGCTTTTCTGAGCTTTTTCAAGCTGAGTAAGAAGCTCCGTGTTCTTTTTTTTCAGGGCGCGTTTATCAGTTGCCAACAGACGATTCACGGCCTCCTGATCAAAGAGCTTTCCTTCCTTGAAGGCCGTTAGAGCTGCACGCTCTTCATCCGTCAAAACAACCTTGTCTTCATCTTCGCCTTCGAAAACCGGTATCCACGCTGGACTAATGTATCTATACATTTGTGCCTCCTTATGACACCCTACTCATCCGAATCACGCTACGCGAAACCAGATACGGCAGCAACTTTCGCCATGCTGTAATACTGGCAATTCCGGCAACAACATGAATCGGGGGAAATTTCCGGTCGTAGGTAGACCGTACGTTAGCATAGCCCTGAGAAATTTGATACATATTCTCGTACTCCATTTCTGGATCGACGCCATCCAAGAGGGCTATGACGATATCACAGCACGCGTCTTTTACTTCCTGAGGAACAGCCGATTGTCCAGTACGTGGGAACTGCGACGTTTGGGTATCGACGAGCTTCTCCCCGACGATATTTAACTGGTCGATGGAGGCCGAGGCTTGAATACTTGCGGCTTCGATCTCACGATCAGTAGCGGCATCAACTACATTGCCGGTAACACGGTTGTAAATATACGTCTGAAATTCGGCCACGGTAATGTAACTACTCCCAAGTTCCTCAGTAGCCACTATCGGGCCAAGAACCTGACCCGAATCGACGAACGTAACTCCTCCTTTCGTAACCTGCACGACAAAGTCGTATGTTAAATTGAATGCGGGATCATCAAACGTATGGATATACACGCCTGTTGATTCCCACGTCATCGCCGTATCGTGAACAACGATCACAGCATCAGTATCGTTGCGTTTGATCCCATAAGCGTCGGCGCCATCGTTTAGGATCACGGTGTCCATGTCAGTTAGAACTCCACCAATCCGATATGTTCTACGAAGCGTCGTCATCGGTCTTCACCTTATCAAGTTTATTTTCCTCAGGACTTCTTGTGTCCGGCACCCCACGGTCTGTTCCCTTAGCCTGAGCAGCGGCTATTCGAGCAAGTCGCTCAGCGTGATCTTTTGTTGCTTGTTCAACTTCATTCGAATCGTAGCCACGTAACTGAGATGCGGTTGCCGTACTCACGAAGCCGGCTTCGTGGTCTGTTGCAATACTCTCGGCATCCACTTTCGCTACCTGCGACGCATCGATCTCAGCATCAACAGTATCCTGGTCCTCTTTACTTAATTCAGGCGTCAGGACTCGAATAATATGCTTTATCTGCGCATGGCGAAATGTTTTTGACGGTATTTCATCAACAAACTTATACATCCGTTCGGCTCGATCCAAACGATCATCAGTACTTTCTACATCAAATCGATCAGGGTAAACAATTTTTGCTGCTTGCTCACTTGTATATAAACCCCATAAATAACTGATTTCAAATTCTGATTGTTGTAATATTTCTGAGATGTGAACAAGTCCACTTTCAATAGTTTCCTCAAAATGACCGGTCCGTTTTCCTAACTCTCGCAGCTTATAATTTAACAGTTCTCGAATTTCTTGTTTTAAAATATCTTGCTTCTTCATTGAAGCAAGTAACGGTTCAGGAGACGGATGAATAAACTTTGGACGATCTAAACCAGAGAGATACGTGCGACCGTGTACGCCACCCGTCTGTACTTCTTCCATCATCTTACTTTTGACTCGGAGTTCTTCTTCTGCAGTAAGAGCAGGATCTTCAGGTACTGCTGCAGTTTGCTCTTGAGTATTATATTGAAATAATTGTCTGGCATCCTTCTGCTCAGTATAAAACGGGTAGTTAGCTTTTAGTGCATAATATAAATCTGCGCTCGCCAGATTCGTATGTGAAATTTGATAGTCTGCAACATCAGTAAGAAGAGGAGTTGCCAGCGTGGCAATTGATATTGGGATCTGAGGAATATTAAGAACGAGTTCTTCTCCGACTTTCTTGCTGGATTTATCATATGCCTGAATATGCACGCGTCCGTCCAGTAGACGGATAAGGCGGAAAGAACTCTCTGTCTCCATAATGAGTCCGGTGTCCTCATCAATTTTATCTGTTCCATGTCGAAGAAGAATAGCAGTTAAGACTCCGCGAGTATATTGCCAAGAAAGAATATCCTCAGCCGGATAGATGTAAATATACGGAATATTTTTATTTTCGTCTGCTTTCGTTAAGATTTCAGGTAGCGGTTCACGATCAACATAGATCCCAACTTTAGAAAGGAAAAGCAACTCAGGCAGTATAATGCTCGACATATAGTTTGTCATCGTCGAGCCGAAAGTATCAATTCCACCGGTCTCACCAGCGACTGCTTGGTGATAAGTTTTCGGCCCATCATGTCTGATGACCTCAGGAAGATGACGTGAGATAAGATCTCGGACATCATAGACTGCAGCCTTCGCATGGGCGGCACAGTATGAGACTTCCTTTCTGATATCGAAATCAGGGTCAGATTCTCGAAACGTAAGTTTCTTTACGTATTTTTCAATGAAAGCTGACCCGCCGTTCATCACATATCGCCACTTACTCCAAGTCGATAATGTGTTTGTATGAAGTGGATGGCGAATGTCGATGACTCTTTTTTTCTTTTTCATATCAAGGCCTCGATATCAAAATTCGAAAAGAGACTCGCAGCTAACGGCAGCGCAAGTTCTGCGTAGCATCGAGCATGTGCATAGTGGTCGTCCTCATTGCCCACCACATAATTACCTACCGGATTTCCTTGCGCATCTTTCTTATAGATACGAACAGGAGCTTTTATCTGTTGGCGATATTCAAACGGCATATCAACAGGCAGCGATATTCGTTTATTTTTGAATCGACCGAGCGCAACATCTAACCACGCTGTTCGATCAACTGTCATTGTATGTTCACTTTGATCATGCAAGCTAATTGCTTTTGATCCTTTAAGATTATTTCCATAAAAACACATTCGAACAATACCATGAAAGTATTCAGCAAACTCAAATGCTTTCCGTCGTTCAGGATTTGCATCAATAACACACGCATTTATCATAAAGCGTCGCATCAAATCAATTAGTTCCGAAAAGTTTTGATATTTATCGATATGGATTGCGCGAGGTCTCGTGACACTATGAATGTCAGACGGAGTCGGAGTACTGTAGAAGAACCACTCATCGATCTCCACATGGAGAAACTTCCCCACGTCCACGCCCATCGTCGTAATAACATTTCGTGTACACCCTTGAGAGATTTTAAATTCGCCCTCGCACTCTTTTATGTTGGTATCAGTAACACGCGCGCCTTTTACTTCATGCGGCAGCCCGAGTTTAGAATTATAAAACTCTTGTTCATCGGTCTCATTCGATAGCGACTTAAGATGGAGGGCAGCCAATTCCCAAGGTGGCACGGTCATTGAGTACATCTGATTGATATGATGCCCGATCTTAAATCTATTTTCAACTGTTGGAACCCAAAAACCATCTTTTAAAAAGAAACGCTTTGCTTCGTGATCGAGTGTCCCTTTACACTCTTTACAAATTATGTACGACTCCCTGATCTTTGGATCGTCGGGGCTGTCAGCAGTTATAACTAAGCAGTCCGGGAATACTAACTCAGTCGACCGCCCGCACCGAGGACACCGAAACATAAAGTGGCGCTGGTCTGTTCCGGCATACATCTCATTGATTCCGATTTTTTCGATAGTTGGAGTGCTGAGCGCGAACACCCACTTATCGACTTGACCAGACATACGTTCGAAAACCAATGAGAGATTCGCTTGAACCATCTCATCGACCTCATCAAGTATCACGCCAGATACTGGGATCGATTTAAGATGGCTTCTCGATCGAGAACCCCGCACGTAAAGGGAGGCCGTACCTGCTCGCTTGTGCCCAACATTCTTGACGTCAGTAAAAAGATCGTTCAAGTGCGGGCTTAACTCAAGCGCCGTATCGAACCGTGCGGTACTAAAGTCTGTGGCGTCCGGGACCTTAGTAGGGAGTACGTACAAAACTGAAACCCAATCGATATCAAGCCATTTAAACGCTTTATTGAGAGCGACTTCAGTATAACCCATCTGAGCCGCTTTCTGTCCTACTTGTAATTCATTTGTTATATCACAAAGTTCCTTCAACCACGGGTGATGATCGAACGTCCATTTTCCGGGGAACGGCGGTCCCATGATACGATACTCTTCTGCGTACCGTGAGACCGTACGGATCGCTTTACGCGTGAGTCCGCTTATAATCCGCTCCACGAACTGATTCCGTAATTGTTGGCGTTGGGCGCTCATTCGTATCGTTGTCCAGGGTTAGGGATACTGAAACATTTTCCTTCGTATTCGACTTTGATATTTTGAGGATATTGACTGGAGGCTTGCTTCCCATAATAAATATCTCGACTATGGGCAGCCGTCGAATCCCGACTATAAACCATTGCCTCCAAAATATCAGCGTATTTAATCTTGATCCCCTGATCACCCTTAATCTGACCGGGCGGATAAATAAAGGCAGGGTTCCCACCGTGGTCACCGGCTTCCGTTGCAGGCTTCCAGATGTAGCCACCTGTCGGTGTCGGGCAGGCTACAGGTTCGGGAACCTCAGGCGTCTCGGGTGTCTCAGGGCATTCAGGACAAGTAGGGCACTTCGGACACTCTGGACAATCCTTACATCCGCAGTAGATTGTCTCAATGCTCTTTGTCAGCCACGAGCCATCGAGAATGACTGTTTCCCAATATTTATTTTCAGAGACCTGAACTCGGGTAGTACACCCAATTAGCAAAAGAAAAACTACGAATAATGCGGCCCATTTTTTCATGACTTCCTCCAAAGTACTAAAGGATCACAATGTCTAACTTGTATATGAATATGCGGCCGCATGCCTTGGTCAGGGTATTCTTTCGTAATATCTTGCGCGACCGCAATAGGTTGAGATTGTTTTACTGGCCCCTGATTCACGATTAAGTTTACATAAAACATATCAAGACACATTATTGATCCTTGTATCCTGACGCCTTTCCACTCCGTAGTATGATTATAGACTTGGATAACCTTAATGATCTCACCATCAATAGGCGCTGGAACAATAGCGTTCGGCGTCCATAGTAAGTCGACACCTTTATGCAGGCTGTCTCCGCGAGAGGCCAGATACTGTCCATCGCCTGCTGGGTCAGATCGAATTAGAGGAGTCAAGTCTATTAGATCAGTATTCATTTTGAAAGTGGTCCGTGTTGTCGAGGTTTAGGTTTATAAAACTCCATATGTATTGTAACTCTCTCCTCGATTCTGGCTACCTGCTTAGCGATTTGCGTTTGTTGGATAAAAAGACCGCCAAATCCAGAAGCAATAAGAACAACAAATGTTCCGATTATCGCAAGAAACGTTGCCATTTTTAATCGTTTATCTAAACTATCTCTGGTATAGTGATGAGCACTTCTTACCCATTTTAACCCCTCAACTAATTCATTATCAACTTCTGCAATTTTCCCACCTAATCGATCAATATCGGCTGAGTTTTTAGCAATAGTTTCTTTTATTTTTGTATGATCTGCATGCCCCCATTCCCGAGCTTGATCAAGAGTCGTATACATTGTTTGAATATCTTCTTTAAGACGGGCTATCGCATCGCCATGTGGACAATCTTCCTTTCTATTTTCAGCGTTCACGTTTCGGTCTCCAACCCATTTTTCGTTTGCCACCGTAGACGTATGCTGCCCATGCTGGTGTCCCCGGTTTTAAACCCAACTTACGCGCTTGCTTCTCCAGGGCTTTTTGAATTTTCAACCAATCGGATTCAGTCTTCATCTGTGTCTCAAAGTACGGTTGATAGTTCTAATCTTCTCATCAAGTCGCGCGATCTCACTATCAATTTTTTGACATGTAGCAGCTTGAATGCGATCCATCCGTTTAACATCTGTAATGATGTCACGATCAGCTTGTTGAAGAACAACAAGGTCATCACCGCTGGCTGTCAGAAGATAACTAATGACCCCAAGAAAAAGCGCACAGACAGCGGTAATGACTGTAATGAATGTCGTCATGCCGACGGGTCTATTACTCATCGCGCCACTCATCGCCAGGACGATCAACCCACTCGTCGCCGGGGCGGTCGACCCATCCATCAGGCGTGATCGGAGTCGGCATCAGGCTTCCGGTGCCTATCCATTGCATGTTACCGATGAAAGCCATATTGAGCGTTCGGTCGAAATCCATTATTCTTTTTCCTTTAACGTGACTTTGTCCGCCTCTTTTTGCATGGCTGCGATCTTGGCATCAAAGATCGCTTTGCGGGCGTTACAGCGAGCCATCATTTCATCCCGTTCCTCTTCCAGATCACGCACGCTGTTCACTTCTTCATGAACCACAGTCGAGGTTACGGTTTCCTTCACCCTGACATCTTTGGAGTCTACGTACTTTCCTTCTTGATCTGCGACCGCTTCGTATTCAGCAGCCATAACCGGGCTTACAAGAAGCATGATAGCCAGTATGACGATTATCTTTCTAAACATTGCGCCTCCTTCTAATTTGGTATTTGAGTTTTTGATAACGGGGTATTATAAAACCGGATATTTTTGAAGCACCAGGAGCCAAAACCAGCAGAAAAAATCTCAAAGTCATTTGCTACCTCGTATGCCCCACCATATGTTTGCAAACCGCCAGAATAGGCACCGTCAACAGCAATCTCCATCCCAACTGTAGAAAACTTAACAGCACCTTGAAATGTAGTTCCGGCAATAAATGTGTGTTCAACAATTTTAGCGTTCGCACCATCATAACTTACCAACGACCCACTGCCAGTAGTGCTAAAGTATAGGACGTTGCTTATATCACCCTCTTGTACTGAAAGCAGACCTGTATTTCCGGCAGCATCCTGTGCCGCCTGGCTCAACATCGGAGTCAATTCCACAACTGCCGTTCCCTGGCCCCCAGCCTGAAATAGTGCTTTAAACGCAGCCGTCATCGTCCAGGCAATGGGATCATCGGCAGCCCGACCGATCGGAATATCAGATGTTACAATAGGAGGACCGATCCAGTCTTGTCCACGCCGGATGTCTACTTGATCGAAAATTAGTGTATTTTCAAGAGAAGCATCATAGTTTGCTGGATCACCATCAGCAGAGTATGAGGGATAAAAACCTACTGCCATTGTAGACTCATTATTATTTGTTCGCCAGAAATAAACATACCAAAAATCACCATAATCAAGAACAATACTTCCGTCTGGTGGGACTATTGAATGATTAAAAACCGCACCGGTATTAGTATTAAAACCTATTGATGCCCTACTGGATGTTCCTGTACCAAATAGCATAACGGGATGCACTGTTGCACCGATAGTTTTTTCAACAAAAACCCCAACGCCGATGTCCTCAGTATCTGCTGTGATAGGAACATCTCCATATTTAACCCACTCGCAAGCTGAACTATCATCATTTAGTGTAACAGCAGAATTTGTAACACCATCAAACCCGACTGCATCCCGAACCGCAGTCATGTTGTTCTGTAACGACCACATTCCGTTTTCATCGGCACCAAAGTCCCGACTATATAAAGCCCAATTCGTCTCACTCTGCCCCAACCAAGCGCCGACATTCACGCCGCCGATGTGATGGAAAGCGCCCGGCACTACTATGTCCACGGCACTCCCGGCAGTTGCGGTATAGGGGGATGGAGTCAGGGGACCGGGGGAAGTGGCATCGTAGAGGGTAACGGCGTCGATGGAGAGTTCAGCAGCAGCATTACAAATAAAACGAATCCTTGATGTACCACTTCCCCCAATCACTACATCTTGATAAGTCCCGGATGAATCATATAGGGCAGAATTGTCTCCATCTTTAACATCCCAAGACGCATTACCGTCATCAACATCGGAAAAAGTTACTTGGCCGTAATAGGCCTTGCCCTCAGTAATGGAAGCAATATTTTGTGTTAAAATACCACCACCATCAGCATTGAAAAATTTGGCCTTTGTGCTGTTGACGGGGTAGACATGACAGGAATAGATTGTCGCTTCAGCATTACCGTAATTGTAAATGTATATTCCGTGATAACTCGCTATATACGTCAGGCTGACCCACCCGTCATTTGCAGACGTAACCGCAATATGAGTCGCTCCTGTGCCAAAATATATTGTCCCGCTCGTCACCTCTATATATGTTTCTACAAGGTAGGGTTCTTGTCCTGTAAGTATGCTGTCTACATTAATTCCACGGGCTGCTCCGGCTGTTGCTTTGATAGTGATACTGTCATCATCAGGGTTATACTGACAATAATCGTCTGCATCATTTGTGTTATATGCCTCCCATCCCGTAGGAGGGTTGACTTCTTTTACCGAAATGTTACTTACAACGGCATCACAAGTGGCATCCCCCCGGATATTTATAGTACTATCAGCCGTGCATACAGCATACTCAATGTACGTTCCTGCACCATCACCAGAGTCCCATTCAGTATAGTCTGTACCAGCAAATGCACCACCATTGGCAAGGTAGATAGCTCCATTCGCAATTGAATCAACTACAAACTCAACTTTATACGTTTTACCTATCGTCAAAGGGGAATCAACTGAAGAAAAGGTTCCGGCACCCAAGCCATCCCAAGTAACAGTACCAGCACCATCATCATGAGTTATATTGCCATCAGAACTATCCCATTCAGCAGCATCCTCCAAAGTGGGATCGTCCAATTCTTCACTTCCATAAGTCCAAGCATCGAAGTCTCCCCCGGTAGTTGATTCCTCTGTATTTGCTGGCCAGATGTAAACGGAGTCAATGGTTAATTCTGTGTTTCCACTACTAAGAACGATTACAGTTGTTGCTCCAGCAATAAAAGTACCGGTATGCCATCCAGTGGAATTAAGACCGGTCACCTCCCATCCATCAGTATAAATTCCTATTTCTCCGCTGGTATAAGAAGAAATGTAAATAGCATAATAATATAAATCACCCGATGTAAGAACAGTTTGTTTTAGTCCTCTATTACTATCAGCAACATTCAAATCAATATTGTTATTTACAGGATCATAACCAACATAATGGGTTGCATCAAAACTACCATGTGCCGTCCATCCCGTGGGAACATTGATTTCTTCAATAACAATATTGTCAACGGAACCACTAAAATCATCACTGCACCCAATATAGAAATTTTCATTAGTTATACATACACCATACCTTACAATGTCAGTATCAGTAGCCGAAACAACCGCACCAGATGCTGTGCCATTAGTTGCTGATACCCAAACTGTACCGGCAGCAACAGTAGCATCAAAAGTCATTTTGTAAGTTTTGCCATACGTTAAAAGGTCTGTCATATATAAATATTTAATTCCACCCTGGCTCCCATCAATATCGTACCAGTCGTTTACAGCATCATAGACCCAATCCCCCGTATCCCCATTCATAAAGTCAGTTGCACAATCTCCATCCCCACCTAATAAATCACTCCCATAAGTCCATGCATCCAATTCGGGTGTAGTAATGATCTGACCATCTTCCGCATTGTAGGCAGTTTCTAAATCTTCCGGCATCCAGTAATCGCCGGTCCATTCGGTGAAGGAAAGTTCTTTCATGCTTAACGAATCTATATAACAAATATCCCCCTCTGTTGCAGATGAATAAAAGTACACTCGCACAGATGTAATACCAACAGGAATAATAAATGGGAATCCAAAACGTACCCATTGATCGTCAGCCAAACCGTCTATTTCGGCGGCGTGGGAAAGAGTCCAAGTTGATCCATCAGGATAATTTCTAACACCTACAGCAACATCAGCATCATCCCCCGCATTTACTCTCGCATAGCCTGATATATAGTAGCCCTTCCCCGCAGTAACATTGACCACCTGATAAAAAGTTGCTTCGGAAGCCCCCGCAGGACTTGTAAGTTTTATAGAACTGCTGCCGGAATGAACTATCGTTGTTTCTTGGTCTGCCCCAGAGCAAGTCCAATTAGTTAAATTATTAGCATCGGTCCAGGTTTCAAGTGAACCATCTGTAAATAACTCCGTACTCCCCAGCCCGTACTCAGAAAACGTGCCGTCCGTTATGAGGTCGACGGAAGTGCCAAGGGCCGGGCCTTCGACTTTTTCGAGTTGGAAACCAGCGAAAAGAAAGCCACTTGTACCGTCACCGGCAAATGTAACGTTTTCAGTATTATTACCCGAATATACTATCGGAGAAGTGAGTTCTGGCGTTGCCCCAGTACATTGCGCATATATAGAGCAGCGGTACCATCCGTTTCCAACTGCTTCTATGTTTGCGCCGGAAGCCCCAGCACCAAGAGTGCCAACTGCACCTGTCGTCAAATTAAAGAACGCCGCAGAACTGGAGGGAAACACATCATTCTGAAGTGTGAGATAAACATAACTATACCCCGCAGCCTTTCCATAAAAGGACGCGATGTAAGTATCATAGTTTCCAGCATTAGTAGCCGAAGATTCATAGAAATAGTGACCTGCGTTTTCGTTATTTGCGACCACTTTGTACGAACTACTTATACCGGACACTCCCGAAGGAAAATCCGTCGATGTTGTGATTGTTAGCTTTGAATCATTCCATTGATCTTTGTCCTCTGAATACGCTACTATATTCTGCCTCGCCCCACGCGAGTTTTGCCAAACGCCGGATGAGTCGCAGTACATCGAGCCGGATTCACGACTGGTAGTGCCGGTGCCAAGAGAATATGGCCCGGTTGATTCGAGATCGTCCTGCATCAAGAAGGATGTGACAGGCTTGAGGAGAGTGCTGATATAAAGCGGAGACGATCCGAGGATCGCCAGGGAGAGC